GAACGGGGCCAGGGTGGCGGCGAGCTTCCGGGCCTCACCGATGGTCAGATTGTCGATGTCGATCATGTTCTTCTCCTTCGCTCGTTGATTCGTTGTCATGTCCGTCTGTCTCCAGGGGTGGGGTCAGGAGGGCTTGTGCTGGACACGGCGAGCCTCAGCGGTGATCTCCGACTCCAGGTCGTACAGCCGCATCCGTGCGTCGGTCACAGGCCAGGGGCTGATCCCGTGGTCCCGCAGGACCCCCTCGAACTCTTCGAGTCGACCGCAGTAGCCGTGCAGGCGTTCCAGGATGCGCTCTTCTTGGGAGGGGGTGAGCTTCGGAGGGGTCGGGATGAGTCCAGGCCCCGGCTGTCGCTTGCCTGCGGTCATGGCCCGCATCTCGGCCGCGAACAAGGACTGAACCTGCCGGATGAGTTCCGCGTGGGCGCAGATGGAGAGGCTGTGGCTGTCAGCCTCGACCAGCAGCTTCGCGGACCGGATGACCCGCGCCTTGGCCTTGGTGAGTTCCTCAAGGGCGCGGTGCCGTTCACGGGCGAGCTTCTTCTTGATCTCCGCGGTCTCGTCGGAGAGGGCGGCGATCTGTTCATCGGTCATGGGGCGGTCCTTGGGTGGCGGTTCGGGGTCGTCCAGGGGCTTTCAGGGCACCGGGGACCACCCCTTTGGGGGCTAAGTAGTTGAGATTACAGGGCGTGTGCTTACTGCCGATACAGGCAAGTAGTCAGGAATCCGTGGGGGTTGACGGGTCGGGGGTGGTCGGCTGGGTGCTGGTCTCGTCCTCGTCCAGGACGCCGAGCGTCCACTGAGTGGCTCCCTTGCGCCTGACCCACGTTCGTCCCGTCTGGACGTCTACGATCGCCCGCTCATCTCCCCAGGTTCTGAACTTGGAATCCTGAGCCTCGGGGAGGCTGTGGAAGGCCCCCGCGAAGTCCAACAGGACCCCACCCGGGTAGTAGTCGTCCGAGACGAAGAGCCAGTACGGTCGGTCATTCACGCTCACCCCTCACCCCCAGCACCCGGGGCCGCTTCCAGGGCGGCGACGAGGGCTTCGGCTTCGGTGGGTCCACGCCATCGGGGGGCGTCGTCCGAGCGGTCGCCTTCATCCACCACGGACCACTGTTCCTTCCCGGGGCCGGTCCAGTAGTGGGTCGCGTGCAGGCACGGCATCCCATGGCCCCCCCGCACCAGGCTCAGCAGCACGCCGAGGGTGGGTCCGTCCCTGTAGTCGGGGGCGTACTGCCCCAGGATGGGCCGGGGCTTGATCTCGATCATGTGGCCCGAGTCGTCCCCGCCGGACTCGTCGAGCATCCATCCGAAGCCTTCCTGGTCCGAATCCAGGCCAACCACACGCAGTGTGATGGACGGCTGTTCCAGGTGCCGCAGCAGGATCCCTTCCTGCAGGCGCCACCCCTCACAAGCCACAGCCCGCAGCCCGAGGTCTCGGGCCTGGTCGTCAGTCAGCATCGGGGCCTCCTCCTCTTGAAGGAATGACGAGTCGGCTACCGTTGTGATCTGGTGGGGTCTCGGCTCGGATGGCTTCCTGGAGCAAGTAGGCGGTCCAGGGCGCTGGGATCTGTTGAAGATAGATTCGCTTGGTGTGGGGGTCCACGACACAAGGCCCGGTGTCCACGTGCACGGTGGTGAACCAGGGTGCACCCAGGTACCACCACGCCTTGTAGTGCCGGCGCAGCATCGAGATGGGGATCCGTCTCGGGTGGGTCCTCTTGAACTTGCGCCACCAGGCCCGGAGCACGCCCAGGTTTTTCCAGGTCCGGGGCCAGCTGTGGGACGGTTCCGGCCGCTGGGGTTGGGCCCCCAGCGCGGCCAGGGTTCCGATCACCTGACGGGCCTCGTGGGCCGTAAAGTCAACCCGGTACAGGGTCGCGTAGGTCTGGAACGGTACGGAACGGGTCTTGGTTTCGAACTTCGACAGGTCGTCATCGTTGAGGGTTGCCAGGGCCTGCTTGGGGATGACCAGACCGTCGATAGACGGAAGGTTCAGGTGTGTAGAGCCCTCGGGGGCCCGGTGCACCTGCCACTCGCTGTGCTCCAGCCACTTGCTCGCGGCGCCCCAGTCGAGCTTGTGCACGTCCACCCACTTCTGGACGGCGGGGGTCAGGACGGTCACAGCACTTCCTCCACGGGCTCGTCCATGAGTCGCTGGAACTGCTCCAGGGAGATGGTCTGGACGGAGAGGTCCATGCCGCAGTCCGCGCACATCACCAGGTTGATGTCCTTTCCGTCCTTGTCCAGGACCTGGCGCCAGGCTTCCCAGCGGGAGCAGGGGTCGCAGCGACCGACCTGGTACTCGCCCAGTGGTCCCTCACCCCGGGGCAGGCCCAGGGTGTGCAACACGCTCAGCACGCTCTTGGAGCGGACGGGTCGGTTCGGGTACATGCCCTCGATGCGCTGGATGGTCGAGATCGAGACCCCGGACTGGACGGCCAGCTCGCCCATGGACATGGCCTGGGCGTTGCGGGCGCCACGGACCATCGCGGCCAGGGTCTCTCGGTTGCCCTCGAACAGGGCGCCTCCTCGGGTTCCGCTCACGACTTCTCCTTCCAGTGCTCGCAGGCGGCCCACTTCAGGCGGACATCGGTGCCCAGACCCCCTGTGCGCACCACCTTGCGGCAGTTGTGGTAGACCCGGCTGAGGACCACCCGGTATCGGTGCGCACAGCTCCTGCAAGTGCCCCCCTCCGGGCGCAGCTTGAACCCTAGCGGGTGCAGACCCTTCCGAACGGCCTTCTGGTGCGCCTTGCTGTACTTGGACGGAGTGAACCACTTGGGCCACACCGGGTCGGTCGTGGGCCCGCACCAGCAGCACCCGTCCTTGCACAACAGGCAGGCCATGTCAGGCTCAGCCCTTGTTCGTGGCGAAGGACACCAGGTCCTTGGTGGCAGACTCGTTGGCGAACTTGAGCACCTGCATCTGGGTGCGGACCGTGCGCAGGATCTCCCTGCCCTGAGCCGCCACAGCGTCAGCCGTGCCCGGGGTCATGGCGCCGGACTTCACCTTGTGCAGGGTGTCCCACAGCTCGTTGCGCAGGTTCTCAGCGTTGAGAGCGTTCTTGGCCATCTTCTCTTCTCCTGGTTTGACACTTGTTGTAGGTGTCGTTTTCACGGCGACGGTCGTGTCCCGTCGTGGACTCGTTGAGGGTGTCGGTGAGGGCCATCAGCATCAGGTGCGCCTCAGCCCACTCCTCGCCGTACCTGTTCTTGGCCCGCCAGACCCTGTCGTAGGCGGCCTTGTACTCTTTCCAGCCTGGGCGCTCCTGGTACTCCTTGATGTAGGCTTTGTGCTTGGTCCGGACTTCAGGGTCCTGCCTGCGCTTCCGCTGGCGGGCGAGGTGGGTCTTGTGATTGCGGTAGTAGGACGCCCGCTTCTTGGCGTTGATTTCATCGCGCTTCTCGGCCCGGCGCTTCCGGTCGTACTCAGCCTTGCGCCGCTTCTGCTCCGCGATGGATGGCCAGTCAGTCCTGCGACGAGCCAGACCCGAGCACTTCCGGGAACACCGGACCTCGTACCCCAGCTTGGCCGCACGGTTGATGGCGCTCCTGTGGCCCAGGAAGTCACACCCGCAGACGGGGCAGACGCAGGGCACGTTGGCTCGGGCGGTGGCCGGCATCAGGACAGGGCGTCCACGAGCCTGCACACCACTTGATCGATGCCCACCTTGCGCACGATGCCGAGGGCCCCGCTGCTGCGCCAGACCACGTAGGTTCCGGCTGGTTGGTCAAGGGCAGGCTTGCTGAGCTGGTGGACGATGGAGTATGCGGGCAGCCCGGTCAGCTTGCACCAGGGGGCCTTGCCGTCGAGCGGGTAGTAGCTCGCGATCGGCAGCGTCTTCAGGTCCGCGTACTCGAACGGCACGGCGAGCCGGCCGCACCACTCGACGACCGCCATCCAGCCCTTGGGGCTCTGGACACCACGCACCGTCTTGAGGTCTACGCGCCACCCGTGCAGCGCTTCCAGCTCCCGCTGCATCTGATCGAGGCCCGAACCTGTCTCGTCATCGTCGGGTGGGAGCCGCATGATCAGCGGGACACCACTGAACAGCACCTCGGCACCGGTGTCGGGAAGGGTGATCCAGCCGTTCATGAGGTCCTCTCGGGTCAGCAACCCCATGGTATCACCGATAGGTCATCGGTCAACCACTTTCTCAGGGGAGCTGCTGGACCTCGCCCCCATCCTGCTCGTGGATCGTGAACGGAACACCGCTCGCGGTGCACAACTGGATGGTGCTCAGCGTGCCCGGGCTGTCCCCGTCCCAGAACGAGACCATCTCGTCCGCCAGACGCACGAGCCACCGGTTGCGCATGAAGCCGGCCTTCTTCCCGTAGCGCTGCCACAGGGGCACGATCTCGGCCACGTGGATGCCGAGCTGGTGTGCCTCGACGAAGGCGAGCCGGTCCGCCCCTCTGGCCCCGCCCGTCAGGACCAGCAGGTCGTCCTGTCCGTACTGCTCCAAGAACCGCTGCAGTACGGTGCGGATGGCGAGGTGGTCAGACCAGCCCCGGGAACCACAGACGAGGAGCGTCATGGCCCCACGTACTCCTGGCGCCCGCATCTGGAGCAGCGCACCGTGTAGATGGCTTCGGACTTGTCCCATCGGTGCAGCCCCAGCCAGCAGGCCAGGCGGCTCAAGCGCCACAGAAAGAGGATGCGGATCATGGACAGTGGCCCCCGGCGAAGCAGGCCGCAAGGAGGCCGGACATGGCGGTGGCGAACGCTGGGTACTGCTCCTCAGTGCAGTCGATGACGTGCAGGACCTGATCTTCGGCGGAGTGGCTCAGCTCCACATAGAGGGCCACGTCGTTCGGGATCCACTCGACGAACCAGGACCAGGCTGCGGACACGCCGCCAAGCTCTTCGTGGCTCTCCTCACCGGCCAACCCCACTGTGAAGCGGACGGGCCAAGACGTATAGAGACCCTCGGCCTCAGTCATGCACTCCGCTGGGGTACCGGCGAGCGCGGTGGACATCAGAAGAAGAGCGGTGCTCATGGTCTGCCTCGTGTTGGGGGGATCAGGTCATCTGGCTCTTCGCTTGCAGCTCAGCCAGATCTCAGCCGGGCTGGCCGAAACGGACATCTCGACCTTGTTGCGGTCGATGGCTATCGGGGTTCCGTCAGGGGTCTTGCCGTACTCCCATCTGGGCGGGCCGAGACGCAAGACCCGCACCTCGCGCCCCGGCCCGCCGACCGATCCCACCACCACGCCTTTTCCGAGGTCTGCCATCAGCTGTGCTCCTTGCCCGCAGCTCTGGTCATCTCCTCTTGGAGAGTGCCGCTGGACATGGCCTTCTCGCCCCGCTCAGCTCGCCTATCCGCCTCGCGTGCCCAGGCCAGGACCCAGGCGATGTTCCGGCCAAAAGACCGCACCTCGTCTCGGTTCACCAAGAGCTGGGCGCCAGTACGCTTGTCCTTATAGAGGGTGGCCCCAGCGCCCCGCGTGTCGGCCACGTCGGTGACCTCCTCCAAGGAGAGGACGTGGGCCGCCAGATAGGACTCGACCGTCTTCAGGACCGGGAACACCAGCTTGTTGAAGCCTGCAGTCACTTCGGCGTGGGCTTGGTCAACCGCAGCCCATCGGCCCCGGAAGAACAAGTCCCGGAACCCTGCAGGCCGGTTCGTCTTGAACCAGACCTGGGCGGCCTGAGCCAGGGCTCGGAAGTCCGAGACCTCGATCGCTGTGGGAAGGCGCTCTTCAGACAACGGGCGCCACCATCATCTCGTGCGTGGTCTTCACGACCTCGGACTGCAACATCCGGACCAGCTCCGGGGCACAGTCGGCCCTCTCCTTCCTGGACATCGAGACCAGCACATTGCGCCACTTCAGCATCACAAGGTGAGCGGCCAGGCCACCAATACAGAGAGCACATCCCTGCTCGGTCTTTTGGCTCTCGGGGTGGTCACAGGGGGACATCTCTCAGCTCCTCGGGCGGGTCGTCTCAACAGTTGTAGCTCTGGAGCTACCAGAGGTCAAGCCACCCCCTGCTCTGGGAGGTACCCGCGCAGCTCGACATCGACGCCCGCATAGACCGTCTCGTTCCTCGGATCGAACAGGTTGAGCCTGCCGTCCGCCAGCCGCCCCACCACCACCACGGCCCGGCCGTTCCCATCGGAGAGGACTCCGGACTCGATGATGACTTTGGGGACGGGGCGTCCGGCCGCCCGCTCTAGCCCCTCGTTTACCAACCGGCGGCAGAAAGAGGCGCGGGACACCGGGCCGCTGGCGCTGTCGATGCGATCCAGGAGGTCTTCGTGGACCCTCAAAGCGATCAGGGTGGTCTTGCGCTCAGACATGGGAGAAGCCTTCCTTGTGTAGCCTCAAAGTAGCACGCATTCGGGTTGACGCCACCTGCGGAGGCGACACCGACACCCAGGAGGCCACATGGGTCGGAACGTTCGCTACGGGGCCACGGTCATCAACGCTGCTGTGGATGCAGCTGCAGACCAGCCTGCTCCCACCAATCCTGCTCCAGATCCGGTCGTCCAGGGCACGGCGTACCCGCGGCGTCACGACGTCATGGAGTGCTTGTTGCTCATCACGGGCAACGGCAGCCTGACTGCTGGGGACACGATCACGGTTCGTCCGTGGTGGTACGACCCGACGTCTGGGGCTACCGGCCGCTGGCTGCGGGGCGCCACCACGACGGTCACCGATGATGGTGCAGTCCTCGCTTACTGCATCGGTGAGCGCATTTACTGGGAGGTCACCGCTGTAGTCCGCGCTGTGGCTGGAGAGTGGCTCCTGTCCCAGCAGTTCATCAACAAGAGCGCGTAGGGGGGTCGGGATGGCTTCGCTCGATCTGCTCGCGGGTCACGACGGACTACACGCGACGTCTGGCTTCGCACAGCTCCAGGCCGCGCTTGGGGCTCGGGCCCAGCAGAACACCGCCGCGACAGTGGCCACGGCCGCTCCGACTGTCTCCGGTGGGGACGGCACCTACACCTACCAGTGGGCGCTGATCGACCCGGACGGTGACGACCGGGTTGCGCTGTTCACTGGCAGCGACACGGATGCAGATCCGGGCGGCTGGGACACAGACGCACCCGGAAACTGGATCGAGACCGTGACTGTCACGGATGGTGAGGGCACCGTCAACGTGGCGACCCGCATCGTCCAGATCGGCGATGACGATGGCTTCATCCACATCGACCTCAGCGCCGGCACCGAGACGAACGCGGGCATGAAGGGGCCCGGCACTGTCCTTGGTGTTGCGGGCACCTATGAGGTCGCCGCCACGCACGGCCTCCCCGACAGCACGATGGACGCCTACTTCAACGGTACCCAGCTCCTGGCGCGCAAGGCCGGACAGAACCGGACCATCGGTCGCCTCTACAGCCCCACCGCGGCGCCGGAAGATCCGGGAAGCAGCTACGCCTGCATCGGCCTTGGCTTTGGGCCCGACGCTACTCCTGCGACCAACGAGGGCTACCACGCTGCGCTGACCCAGACGGGTGTACCGGCACAGCGGGCCGGGGCCTGCAAGCGGTGGGGTGTGGAACCCACAGCTACCGCGCCGGACCTGGGTGCCGGCCCCTACTACGTCGAGCTGGACGTGAGCTTTGATGGCACCCAGGCGATCGGCGCCAAGGCCACATACATCGGGGCCAGCGACAGCCTGGTGCTGGACGAGGATGTGCAGGCCACGGGGACCTTCACGAACACGTGGCTGATCGCCTACATGGGCCAGAAGGGCGTCGCCCCGGCGAGCACGGTCGAGTGGCCGTCGGGCACCATCTTCAGCTACAAGCACGCCTGACGGGAGAACCCCGACTACCCCTCTGCCGAGGCAGGCAGTACAACTGGAGCAAGGATGCCCGACGACACCACTCACACCTCCGACCAGGAGGCGTCCGGCATTGAGGACGTCGTGGCCGCAGCAGTCGAGAAGGCCTTGGAGGAAAAGGACAAGATCCCCATCGGGGTCCGTCGCTTCCAGCGCTGGCTTGGGGATGCCTATGCCTGGACAAAGTGGCGGGTCACAAAGAATCCGCTGCTCACAGCCATGAGCGGCGGGCTCTTGGTTCTCGTCTTCTCGACTGCCGGCTACATCGTCGAAGAGGTGCTCCCTCGCTGGGGTGTGCCGCCTGAGGCTCAGCCCTACTACACCCAGGGCCAGGGCCAGGCGCTCTCCCTGAAGGTGGACGATGTGCTCGCCATGAGCTGTGAGCTGACCCGGAAGACTGGAGGGACACCCCCAGCTTCATGCCCCCCACCCCCAGAACCCGAGTGACCCATGTTGAGCGCCTGCCTGCTCGTCTTGTCCCTCGCCTACGCGGAGCCCCCGGCACCCGCTGTGGCCACCCCTGAACCCCCAGTGCCTGAGGTGGCAAAGACCCTGGATGCCGCCCAGGAGGCTCTCGCGGCCATCGATGTGGACGCCCTCAACGCGCTGATTGCCGCGGAGGAAGCCAAAGCGGCCCCCGTTGTGGCGGACCAGCCGGAGGACTCCGCGGTGGACGAGAGCCCACTCATGGTGCCCGTGAAGTGAGCCACTACGTCATCCTCGATTGGCAGCACCATGGGAAGCCCGGCAAGGACGACCACGGCGCTTCCAGTGGAGATCTGCGCGAGACCGACCTCAGTTCCGCGTACATCAACGCTGCGAAAGAGGCCTTAGAACGCCACGGAATCCAAGTCCTCGTGCTGGCGTACGGCTGGTACGGCAAGCGCCACGACTACGCGCGGGAAGCCGCGAAGGCGGTGGCTGGGAAGTGCGTCTACGTGGCTTGTCACGTGAACGCGGGCGGTGGATCTTATGGCCTGGTGTGCCACGACGCACGGAGCGGTGGCGGGAAGAGGCTGTCCGATGCGGTGGCTCGGGAACTTGAGCCGTTGACTGGTACTGCACGGTCCGAGGCTGCATCGCCCGACAAGTGGACCAACGCCCACAACACCATCGCCGGCATCTTCAAGGGCCCAGCCAATCTGTCTGGGATCTGCTTCGAGCCTGGCTTCATCGACTCAGACGCCCACAAGCACCTCTGGTATGCTGACGGCCTTGTCCGGGTGGGAACCGCGTTGGCCGCCGGGATCATCAGCTACCTGGAGGACTGACATGGCCACGATCCTGGAGACTCTCAAGACCTGGCGCCGGAGCTTTCGCAAGAAGCGGAAGAACATCGTCACCCTCCGGCTCCCCAGCGACAAGGCGCTGACCGAGATGGCGACGGGCGCCGCGGAGCTTGCCATGGAGAAGGGCCTGTCGGGCGACAAGGCCCGCGAGTTCGCGATGAAGGAGCTGGTGCGGAACATCGAGTCCGTCATCAAGGGAAACCCGGACACTCAACTCGGCCGGCTCATCGAGATCTTGGACGACGTGCTCGGGATCTTTGTCGAGATGGGGTACCAGATCGCGCTGGCCAGACTGGAGGCACAGAAGGCGGCCTGACGGGCTATCCTGCCCACGATGTCCGACTCGTTCCGAGAGCTGTACGCCAAGCTGACGCGCTCGATCACGCGTTTCGCGGACGTGTTCGTTCAGTCCGAGCTGGACTGTGAGGCCACAGTTGAGATCGAGCACGAAGGCCGGTCCTACGTTGTGACATGGGACGGCATTCGTCGCCCGCAGGACTTCCGGATCTTGGAGCGAAACGGCTCTTCTGAGGCAAGCCCCAAGGACTGGAGGAGCCCGGCCCGGCCCGACTACGTTGCGGCGGTGGCTGTGGCTCTACACCCACTGCACAAGGAGGCTCGCCGCGTTGTGCACGAGAATGCTCGGGTGCTGGAGTCCGCCCGGGCCAAGCTACAGGCGGCGCTGACAGCGCCTACCCCGCCGGAGTCCGCTCCCGAGCCTCCCGACGCCGACGCTCCTTCCGGTTCCCCCGGGTCTCCGGAACCGGACCAGCGATGATCGACGCCTGCAAGGCGCCGATGAAGATGTGGTTCTGGATCTGGACCGAGGTGCCGTTCTGGATGCGGTTCGCGATGTCGCGCCACGCCTTTCGCATCTCACCAGGAGAGTCGAACTCGATGACCTGCTCGTACCCGTACTGGCGCACGAGGATGGCGTACTCGGGCCCACTCTTCGGGGGTGCCTTCGCCTTGGGCGGGGCACCCTTGGCCTTCGCCTTGGTCTGGGTGGTGCGGGCCTTCCTGGTGGTGACCTTGGGCTCGGGGATCTTGAGCCCCTCGTTCTTGCTGGGCATCTGGCCTCTCCTGTTGCTTGAGGGATACTAACCGATGGCGGGACTGACGGTGTCTATCAAGGTGATGCTGTCCCCACGGATGCGCAAGGCCATCGAGAAGGAGGCCCTGGCTCAGGGGGTGTCCATCGGCGAGATGATGCGCAGGTGCATCGCCCGGTTCATCCACGCTCCGGACGTGTCCCTGTACAGGGAGGTCCACCTTGGACGAAACGGGTTCCAACCCGAGCGGGCTCTGGAGTACTTGGCTGCGAGGAAACCGCTTGTCGCAGACCTGACTGCCGGAGACCACCTGGAGACGTCCTTGCGCCAGGTCCTGCGCAGACATCTCCCCACGACCCAGGCCCGCAGGCTGGAGATGCGCCTACAAGGCAGGACGTTCGAGGAGATCGGTGCTGACGAGGGCTGCTCCAAGCAGGCGGCCGAGCAGGCGGTCTCGCGCGCTCTCGTGACCTTGCGGGACAACCACGACTTCCTCGGGGCCTTGGCCAGGCTCTTCCCAGACTCCGGGCTCGACGGAGCTACACTCTTGATGGCGACCTCCTACGATGAAAACCTCCAAGTCCAAGTCCAAGCCTCCCCCTGAGCAGGATCCGGCCCTGCTGGAAATGGTTGAGGACGCGAAGACCCACATGGTCAACCTGGACAGCTACGATGGGTTGCTCAACGCCACCCGCGCGATCATGACAGGTGTTGCTGGCGGGGTCTTCGGACACCAGCAGGGCGGCGTCTTGCTGCGAGGGGTCAAGATGTCCCTGGAGATCTTGGAGGCAAAGAAGAGGAGAGAGAACGGCCACAACCCGCTCAACGTCGGACCTGAGCACACCACTCCGGATGGCCCCTTCGCCTTCCGACGCAAAGCACCCGGCGGGTGAGCGCCAACTACGACGTCAAGTTCCGGCCGGACCAGGAGGAGTTCTGGGACCCGGCGTGGTTCTGTGCCCAGCACAAGGTCAAGGCCCTCAACAACCGGATGGTACCCTTCCACCTCAACAGCGCCCAGATGGTGCTATCCGCCGCTGTGCGCAGGGCATACGCGGAGGGAAAGTGGGTGGCGCATGTGAAGCCTCGACGGGAGGGGTCCTCGACCTTCTTTGCGGCCCTGGTCTACCAGCACTGTGGGTTCCGCAGCGGCAGCGGCACCGGCATCATCGCGAACAAGGAGAAGACGACCAAGGAGCTTGCCCGCATCGCGATCCGGACTCACCGCACGACACCCAAGTGGATGAGGCCCCGCAAGCTGCCCGGATTGAAGCGGTCCTTGGAGTTCCCGGACATCGACTCCTGGATGACCATCGAGGGCGTTGGCTCGGACGAGCCGTTCCGCGGGGAGGGTTTGTCCGCCGGCCTGGCGTCGGAGATCTGCAAGTGGAACGAGCGCTCCGAGGAGCTGGCTGACAAGGCATGGGTCTCGATGCGCAACGCGGTGTCCGAGGAGGCGGGCATCCTGTTCGCGGAGAGCACCCCATCGCACTTCGGCGACCCGATGCACCAAGTCTTCCAGGAAGCGGAGCGCCCCAACTCCCCCTGGATCAAGGTCTTCATCCCCTGGACGCTCATCGATCGCTACAAGCGCACGCCGCCCCCAGGGTGGAAGCCGGTGCCGGAGGTGCGCGACTACGTGGACCAGTGGGGCCTGTCAGCGGAGCGGGCATTCTGGATGCAGGCAGTGGGCCTGCCAAAGTGCAAGAACGACCTGCTCAAGTTCCGGGCCGAGTACCCGATCAGCGAGGCAGATTGTTGGGTGCTTGCCGGGGAGTCGGTCTTCGACAAGGCCCGGTTGATGATGATGCTCCAGGAGCTGGATGGGCACACCGGACTGGCCCAGGAGACCGCGGAGTGGTGCAACTACGAGGAGCCGGCGCCCAACCATCGCTACGTCATCGGGGTGGACCCGGCATCGTCGTGGTCTGAGCGGGACAACTTCGCCGCCGTTGTGATCGACGTGAACACCTGCCGGGTGGTCGCAACCTACCTGGGCCACAAGGACGCCTTTCGCATCGCCAGGCTTCTGGTGGAGCAGGCCGAGCGGTTCAACCGGGCCACCCTGTACGTGGAGGCCAACGGTGTCGGTGATGCTGTGCTCAGCCACCTCATCTCCATCGGCTATCCGCGCGTCTTCCACAGGAAGAACGCCACCTCGCCTCACGTCCCAAGGGGAACCCCGATCCCGGGCTGGTGGTCCAGCCAGCAGGCCAAGTCCACCGCGGTGTCGATTGCTCAAGAGCTGATCGTGGACGGGTCAGTGCAGATCTTCTCTCGGCGCCTGATCTCCCAGCTGTTGCAGTACCGGGGCCAGTGGGATGGGATGCGACGCGACGTGAAGGGCGGTCACTATGACCTTGCCGCCGCGTTTTGTATCGCCGTCTGGGGCTGGAAGAACGAGCTTGGCTCCAAGGGTGGGGCCAAGGTAGACAAGCGTGCACAGGTGGAGGAGTTCATGCGCAAGATCTCCGGTCGGGGGAGCGCGCACCGGAACAGCCCCTGGGGAGTGCACAGGTAGATGTCTGACGCTGGTGACAAGGTCCTGCGCAAGATCCTGGCCCTCAAGGAAGCCTCCGAGCGGTACTACCGCCAGAACGACGCGGACGAGGACACCCGGAACCTCAGCTACTACCGAGGCAACTTCTGGGAGGGGGATGGCCTCAGTGCATCCATCCCCAAGGGCCGGGACTATCGAGCGACCCGCAACGAGGTCTTCCCGATCATCGACACCATCACGTCGGCCCTGGCCATGGACCTACCGCAGGTCGAGGCCATGGACCGGCGCGCACATGCAGACCCGGTTCACATCAGAGCGGAGGACCCGACCTTCGCAGGGCGCCGCATCGCCTCTGTGCTCAACTGGACCGCCGCCGAGGACGAGTGGGATGATCTCGTGCGGGAGTGGGTCCTGCACGCGATGTTGTTCCGTAAGGGGGGCATCGCCAAGACGTCCTGGTCGATGGCGCTGGCCAGGCCCATCACTCGGCTGCGGATGCCGTGGGAAGTCTTCATCGACCCTGTGGCCCGCAACATCAGGGACGCGGGCTGGATCATGGAGAAGTTCACCCTGCACTGGGACGACTTCGAGCGCCGCCTGAAGGGCGACATCTACGAGGACAAGCGGGGCACCATCAAGCCCAACGTGTACCCGCGGTCCCTGGTCTCCGCGAACCTGGACGACACCCGCGAGCGCGAGTATCGCCGCTCTGGGATCCGGGAGTACGTGGCGTTGCTGGAGTTCTGGGACTTCCGCCGCTCCACGCTCTACCACATCGACCCCGGCACCAAGCAGATCGTCATGGCGGCCCGGGTCCCCTACGGGTGCCCGTACACCCAGCTCGTGTTCAACCCCGCGGTCGGTCGGATCGAGGGGGTGTCGGACACTTCGCTCATCGCCCCCGTGCAGCGCGATATCAACGAGCTGGTCTCCGCCCGCCGTGAGGTCGTGGCTCGGTTGCCCCACCGCATCCTCATGGACGAGGGGCTGTTCCGGTCGGACACCGAGTTCAACCGCTTCAAGGACGCCAAGACCTGGGAGCCGACGCGTGTGCGCTGGCCGGCGTCCGGGTCCATCGACGACCGGGTCTGGATCTCCCCCGAGGTGCCCACGACCTTCGACTTCAGGATGCACCTGGAAGACAATGTGGACTCCGCTCGGTACATCCCTGGGGTGAGCGACTTCCAGCGCGGCACCGTGAAGAACATCCGGACGGCCGAGGAGGCCAACATGATCCGCGGCGCCGTCGAGGGCCGCATGGGCGTGAAGGCCCGCCGGCTCACTCGCGCCGTGAAGCAGCTGTTTGACCGCTCTCTGGAGGTCATGCGGTGGGCTCTGCGCCACCCCGTGGACTCCACCGTGGACCTTGGGACAATCGCCAACGCGACCGTCACCGGCATCAGCCCGGGTCAACTTGGACAGGAGCTGCTCCACGAGTCTGTGAAGTTCAAGCTGCTGCCGTTCTCCCCAACGATGGAGGACAAGTCAGCGCGGCGCCAGAACCTGGCCAACCTGCTCCCGAACATTCCGGACTCGTGGCTGGATCAGGTGGATCCGCGTGAGGGAATGCGGGAGATCATGGAGCTGTGGGAGATGCGCCCGAGCTTGCTCCTCACTGAGGAGGAGGTGGCCGAGAAGACCGCTCCGCCAGACCCGGCCGGAGCTGGCGCAGGGCCCCCGATGCCCGGCGGTCTCCCCCCGATGCCCGGCGCCGGCATGATGCCGCCCGCGGGAATGCCGGATCTGCCACTTGACGGTGCCGGACCTCCACCCGAGTTGCTAGCTGCTGTGCAGGCCCTTTCGGGTGGCCAGACCCCCCTTGCTTGACGGAGTGAGCATATGAGCTACGGCTCGACGAAGGAAATCGCGAAAAAGGCGAACAAGGGCGACGAGGAGGCACTCCAGCTCCTGGTGATTGCGCTTCCGTCCGGCACAGACACCGATCCCGACACGCTCAAGGCCAAGGCCAAGGAGATGTCCGGAGAAGAGGAGCCCGACACCGAGGAGGAGCCCGAGGTGAAGGACCCGGACCTGAAGGACTCGATCCTCGCTTCCCTGTCCGACATCGACCTCGACGAGGACCAGCTCAAGGCTGTCTGCAAAGCGATCTACAAGGGCCTGGAGAGCGGCGAGATCGACCACGGCAAGCACACGGACGACGAGGACGAGTAGGTGCCGGTCTACACCTACACCTGTCCTGCCTGCCCGACTCGATTCGAAGACTTCTGCAGCCACTGGTCCCAGCGCGCGGAGATGCTCTACTGCCCTCGCTGCGTCACGATCTCCCCGAGGGACACAGTCTACGACTTCTCCCACCAGGGCGGCGACGACCTCAAGCTGGAGATGCAAGAGCAGGCGATCCTCAGCACGGCACAGCGACAGGCCGGGATGCGCTTCCGATCGCAGAAGGACGTGGATGCGTACGAGGAGTCTCAGGGCATGGTGCGCCAAGACGTGAACAGCACCAGTTACCGTGCCATGATGCAAGACGACAAGGACGAGGCGGCCACGCGCGATCGTGTCCTGCGTGAGGATGGCGTGGACGGACTCGTCAGGTACAGTACCAAGCAGGACATTCAGCATGAGCTGGGCTGGTCGTCAGCAAGGTTCTGTGACTGGGAGGAACGTCAGGATGCCGCAGCTGCCCCAGACCCCGATGTCATCGCCAGCAGCATCGCCGAGTCCGGCGCCACCGCCCCAGGACATGGCGATCCCTGAGCTGGAGGCCGAGCTGGCCGCCACGCTCACAGATATCGACCGCATCGCGCGCTCATCGCCAGATGCGGAAGAGGCGCCCGCGCCGCCCCCGCAGACCCTCGCGGGAGATGCCGCACCGTCTGGCGAAGAGGCGCTGAGCGCGCTTCCGCCTGCATCCATCGAGTCCGTCTCGCAAGATCTGGTCGGCATGGGTTACCTTGGGGCTCCCACCGACCGGGTGACCCCAGACTTCAAGACGGCCCTGCAGAAGCTCGTGGACGAGCGGATGCCTGGCATGTTCGACCTGGCTGACCCGGTCCAGCTCGTGGAGGCCGTACGTGCAACCGAAAGAGGAGACCTCGCAGCAGCCCCTGGATCTGACCCCGGAGTCGGCGCAGGACCCGAACCGGCACCTGCTGGACCAGGACCAGGAACCAGCCTCCGAGGACCCGCCCCAGGACCCCGAGTCCCCCCCAATCTCGGACTCCTCCGAAGCTGAGTCTGAGTCCGAGGAGGCTGAGCCAGAGGCTCCAGAGCCAGACGCTGCGGAGGCCGAGGAAGAGCCGGCCGCCGAGCCGGACGAGCCTGCGGACGCCGCCGAAGAAGAGCCCGAAGAGCCCGAGCCCGAGCCCGAACCGGCCCCCATCGTCTACAGCGATGTGCGGGACATCGACTTGGAGACCATGCCGTCCGAGGCCAGGCGCTACATGGAGCCTGCGCTGAACCTGTTGGCCCAGCGGGACCACGACCTGCAGAAGGCCACGCTGCGCTTCGAGGCCAGCCGCAAGGAGCTGGAGGACGTCAGCAGGCAGATGCAGGATCTGGACGGCAACGACCGCAAGCCCCTGCTCGACGTCATCAGCGCGAAGGATGAGACGATCAACCATGTCTCAGATGACTTGCTCAGCGTTGCGTGGCAGGCGTTCGAGGCCCTGAAGCCGGAAGCCAAGACGCTTCCCCAGGCTGTGCAGCAGGCTGTGGCCGACGAGTTCAGCGGCCTGGGCACAAGGTACGTCACCGGAAACACGCTCCAGCAGATGCTGGACGCCTACGAGTACGCCCTGTTCAAGTCCGGGCACTCACGCAAGATGCCTCAGACCCCGAGCGCCGAGGTGCGGAAGCAGACCGCCGTGGCAGAGGGGAACGCCGCGTCGTCACCGAGCAGGGTCGGGGTTGACGAGCTGGGATGGGACGAGATCATGGACAAGCATCTGGAGCTTCTGGAGTAGTCCTCTCTCCCACTTCTCGTCACAGGACTCGTGATGGCTCTGCTGGAGTACGCAACTCTCACCGTCCCGGACGTCGTCAAGAAGTCCGTCGTCGCCTTCTACAGTGCCGACCCGCTCATGCGAAAGGTCTTCAAGAAGGGCAAGGTCAAGCGCTCCGGTGGCACCCAGGTGCGCATCAAGCGGCTGAAGGGCGGGCACTCGGACGTCACCGAGATCAACCAGTCCAACCTGTCTGTGCCCCTCGTGCGCTACCCGTCGTACGGGCAGATGACGGGCGACTGGGCCAAGTACATCAAGCCGATCATCCTGCCACACCTGACGCGGGATCGACTTCCCACCCCGGGCGAGAAGTCCCAATGGGTCAAGGAGGAGAGCATGGCCGCCATGCTGAGCCTCCAGAACGAGGTGTGCCGCCAGGTGTACATCGGTCTCGGCGGCCCGGCCTCCGGCACCACCACCGGACCCCTGCTCGGGCTCGGCACCCTGAACGGCTACCGCACCACCGGGACCAGTTCGGGCTTCGAGAACGGCGCTATCCGGTTCGAGACTCCTGCCGCGCAGGAGACCGCTGCGGTCCAGTACCTGAACGAGACCCGCATCGAGGATGCGGTCAACGACCTCGACAACTGGTACAACCACTTCCTCGACCACGGCGGCATCGGCACCGGCTTCCTCCCCGCGCTGGAGGAGCTGAAGATGACCGCGGACACGTACGCCCAGGAGGGCGGCGTGGACATCGCGCTCATGTCCATCGCCGATCACGTCGATGTGGCCGAAGAGGTCCGGTCCTACCCCGGCGGTGCCAACCAGGGCCCGGCCGTCGTCTACACGCCCGACGATCTGGACAGCGGCAAGGCACACCAGAGCTTCCACCTCGTGAACGGCGTGCAGATCTACGCCAACCGGTGGATGACGGACACCGGCATCGATGCTGGTGCCACGACCACCGAGCACGTCTACGCGCTCAACAGCTCCTACGTGGAGTGGTGGGTCAACGCCGGCAATGACTTCAAGGTCACCAAGTTCTTCGACGGGCTGGAGACCGGCAACCAGGATGCCGACATCGGGTACATCATCCTGGAGTGCCAGTTCGCCCTCCCCTCCCTGCTCGTCCACGGCGGACTCGCCAACTGAGCCACCTGAGAGGTCCTGATGGTCCCCCCTGTCGTCTACCTCAGCCGTCCGACGGACACTGACACCGACCAGCCGGCGTCGTTCCAGGCGCTGGTCTACAGCATCGACTCCACGTACGGCTTTCGGTACTTCCGTCCGGCGACCACCGCCGGTCTGCTCGCCACCGAGCAGCTCAAGGAGTGGGACGCGGCGGGCGCCTTCGCCCATCGCCGGGTGATCCAGGGCACGGCGACCACTACCCGTGCCTCGGCTGCCGGCGTGACTGTGGCTGCGCTCCCGGCTTCCGACTGGGGCTGGCTCGGTTGCTATGGCTGGTTCCCGGTCGATGGGACCTACACCATCGGGACGGACGTGGTGCCCACCGCTGCGGGCGCTCTCGCAGACGCGGTCTCAGCTGCAGACGTCGGCCGGTTCGTCGTCGGCATGTGTGTCGTGGCCAACACCGACGCCCTCATCTCGGTGATCTGACAGTAGACTGCTCCGGGGCCAGCTCCTACTTGGGCACGCTGCCCGTGTGAGGATCCATGCCCGCTCGCGCTGATCTCGTCTCTGCCGTTCGCCTCAAGACCGGGTATCCGGAACGCGGCGCAAACGGCACGGCCCGCATCGTGGACGCGCTCAAGCACGGGCTCCGTGAGATGTGGGGCGAGATGCCCGAGGGGCTGCTCCAAGAGGAGTGGCGCTTCCGTCTGGAGCCGAAGTACAGCTCCGGGACACTGAGCGTGGACACGGTCGACCCGCTCACGTTCCAGATCGTGGCCCCGACGGTCAACCCCGCAGTAGACGGGACGCTCCGGGCTCGTTGGCTGGAGATCAACCGGGGCGACAGCGTCTGGCACCGTCGCCGCATCCGGGATGTGTTTCTCAACCAGGGCCTCTACTACATCGTGGTGGACGACCCGTGGGACAACCTCACGGACACGGGGATGTCCTACAACATCTACACGTACGAGTACCCGTACCCGGGTGACGTGCAGAAGGTCCGCCAGATCCTCCGGGACCCGGACAACCAGGCCATCCCGCTCTTGTACACGTTGCTGCCGGACACAGCAGACGAACTACGGCTGCGACGCGGCTGGCGATCTGAGGGAGACCCGCGGGCTTGCCAGCGAGGCGACTTCTACCAACTGCCGGCACCGCACTACACCCCGACCACACGAGTCGAGGCGGCGCCGACGACCGCCCAGCGATGGGGCCACGACTCCGGCACCACGGAGCAGGTCTCCTACGGTCCGGCCGGCACCTTCGAGTACCGGGTGTGTCATGTGTGGGGCCGGCGGACCCGGCCACAGGTGACCCAAGAGAACATCCTGGAGCCGTTCTACATCTCGTCTCCGTCGCCAGCGTCAACAGCCCAGACCACCACCTGGAATGGGTCGTACATCGAGGTGGAGACCCCGGACCTGGACTACGTGTACGGCTACGGCATCGACACCGCGCTGCGCAGCTACCACCACCACGGAACGGAGAAGTGGATCTTCCGGCGCCGGACGGCAACCGAAGATCCCCTGGCAGGAACGAACAACGCCACACACAAGTACGTGGAGGCGGACTCGATCTACTACCTGTGGCGGATCACCGTGGGGCACATCACCAACACCTATGACCGTGGGGAAGACGACCCAGTGGACAAGCGGGTCCAGCTCTACACGAACAACGGGCACTTCCACCTGCGGTTCGACTCCCGGCCGACGGTGGCCGACGACGTGTTGCTGCGCATGGTGCGCAGGCCCCCGAATCTGGATCACGATGCCGACGCGCCCCGAATCCCCCCGGAGGCCACGGACGCCCTGATCTTCCTGGCGTGCAGCTACCTTGTGGGTGAGCGGGACGGGAACCCCTCTCGGACCGCGTTCTACCGTGATCTGTACAACGAGGAGATGGACAAGCTCAGGTCCCTGGCCAATGCGGGCGGGTTCGTCTCCGAGGGCTTTGGGGACGGCCTCTCCCATGGTGACCTGCGCAGCTTCGGACTGATCCCCGGCGCCATCCGGGAGGGCTGACCTGTGGGCGCATCTGCACACAAGCCGATCGGCTACGCCAAGGTCATGGTGGACGCGCCTGTGTCCCCGGGTGACACGGCTTCGGAGATCTTGAACTGGGACATGGATGTCCGGGGCATGTTCCTGGAGTCCAAGGTCCGCATCATGCCGTTGGTGCCCACCGAGTGGGCAGCGGCTCAGCCCACGGAGTTTGCAGACGTCCGGGGGCTGGTCTACACGAACCAGGGCCAGGGCCACAAGCACGAGATCCTCATCCTGACTGACGACGGTGTGTTCCGGTATGCACCGTGGCTTCGGGCCACGACCGGCATCGAGGAGCAGTTCGGCTACAATCGAAACGGATCGACCTACTCCGTCCGGCCGCAGGGCAAGCCGCTGTTCCCGGCCAGCATCGAGACTGTGGGCCGATACGTCTACTTCACCTTCGGGGACGGGGGCCCGGCCTGGGTCTGGGATGGGATCCGGGTGCGGCGCTTGGGCTACACCTCCACTCCGCCCCCGCCATTCGTGCAGGGTCCGCAGCGGCGTGAAGACGGGGAGCCAAACGCCGGTGGCTTCTCCGTGTCGGGCCGGATCGGTTCCGTTGAGGACGACTGGACCAAGGCCCTTGTGCTGCCCGCGGAGGGTATCGACAAGGGCCAGTGGAACTACTGGCAGGTCTGGGAGAGCGAAGGGGGGGCGTACTCGCCCATGTCTCCGGTCGGAACCGGGGCCACGATGGAGCTGGAGCAGCTGGGCATCTTCGACTGGAAGGCGTACGGCGAGGACCTGCGGCGTGCCTTCCTCCTGCAGAACATTGTGGAGGGGCCGGACGGTACGGTTGCTCGGATCTTGCTCCGCACCCTCAACCTGCACCGGCTTCCGACAGACGACTTTGGGCAGCCCCACTTCCTGCACCGCATCCCGCACAACGTTGGGAACGTGGACTACGTGGACAGCATCCCAGACGGCGAGCTTGGCTCCATCTGGAAGAACCGATCCCTGGTTCCGCTTGGGGTCTACTTCCTCAAGAGCTTCAGCGGCTCGATGGTCTACATGCGCTCGCGGACGCACCCGAGCCGGATCTGGTGGTCCGAACAGGAGAGCGGGATCGGGCCTGTGCCAGAGAGCCTTCTTGAGGGCGCATGGCAGGACGTGTTTCCGGAGACGGGCCCGATCACTGGAGGCCTGAGCACTCGGCTCAGTGTGGGCAACGAGACCGCCGTGTTGCTCATTGGCAAGGAGCGCGCTCTCCACTTCATGCACGGCAGCTACCCCGACTGGAAGTTCGGCACCCTGCGCATCGGGGCTGGTCTCGAAGGCCCGGGTCTGATCCAGGCGCTGCCTGACGGTACCGTGCTCATGTACGGCGCCAACAGCTTCTGGATGCTCGACACCGAGGGGGTCGTACACGACGTGGGCGGGCCTGTCCGCCGGCTCTTGCGTCGAGTGAACACGGTCAGCGCCCGACTCGGGGTCTCGTGGGTCGAGGAGTCCAAGAGCCAGGTCCACTTCCACTTGCCGCTGGCGGACAGCACGCGACCAGACCGTTGGTTCACTTGGGACTACCGCTTCAAGGGCTGGCGCCGTCGGGACGACTCGACCGTGGACGCGGCCCTCTCCATCAACGGCGGCGAGTTCGTGCTGTTGGCCGGGACCCACAACGCTGTGCGCACGGTGTATTTGTGGGGGCGCGGCTACACTGGCTGGACCTACGCAGCGGCGACAGCGACGTACCAGACCGGCTGGTGCACCCTGGACGACAGCAGGGGCCCACCGCACCTTGGAGCCACCTGGCGCGTCACCGACCTGCTTGTGAGTGGCGAGGAGAGGTCCAACGGAACCGTGGCGGTCAAGGTCTTCGACGAGTGGACCCTCGTGCAGGCCCTTGCGGACGACACGCTCACCGCAGCCCACCCCGAGCACGACAACATCCCGTACTACGGCACGGCCGAGTACGGTGCCACCAACACCAACTACCGCATCCTTCGCTCCTTCCACCAGCGGGCACCGGCCGACGAGCACACCACGGGGGTGTTTCGGGTCGAGTTGGAGACCACAGCGGAGTTCGCGCTTCTTGGCATCGACGCATACGGTGAGCCCGTGGCTGGTCCGTCGGGCCGGGCGCCGGAGGGAACCGCCTGATGATCTTCAAGCCGCGAGGGGTGGCCACGGGTGGCGTGATCGATCCGGACCTCCTGACGGACGAGTTCGAGGCGGCAGCCAAGCTCGCAGCGGAGACTGGCCAGTACCAGTGGCTGCTCAACGCATTCACGAGCGTGGACCGTCTCAAGCGCGGGTCTGCCGGACACATTTCCGTGGACACCTCGCACATCCACGCGGACCTTGGGGCGACCTTCACCACCAATCCGATCTTGCGAGCTGCGGCCGGTGCTGTGGATCCGGAGATCTTCCAGATCCCATACAACCGAGGCCTGTCTGAGATCGGAACGGCCGGAGGCACCCCGGGCAGTGTCGGGATCGATTGGACCAGCCGCTACCCGGAGTACATCGTTGCCATCTACTGCTGTCAGTACATCCGCGAGGCCAGGGGTCGCTTCCCAGACGACGACCTCGACGTGCGCGCCCAGCTCCGTGTTGCCGTGGACAACGCCCCGATCCCCGGCACTGGTCCTTTCGCGGTGCCACTGGATGGTCAGGCGCGCGGGACAGGCTTCGGGGGCCGGGCGTTCCGGTCCTGTGCTGTCGCCATGCTCCCGATCGCTGCCGGCCGGCACTACGTGACTGGTTTCGCGGGCCAGGCCTCGGCGATCCCTCACGTCGGCCGCAAGCTGTTCGAGCGCACCAAGTACCTGGACGATCCGCCGTTCGAAGGGGTCTGCATTGGCAGCCGGCGCTTGATCTTGCTCCGGTTCAACAAGGGCCTGCCCGGGATGGAGGGCTGAATGCCAGTCACACGACCCGTAGACGGTGCGGGGATCACCACAGCGACCGTCGAGCAGATGTACACGGACGCCCGCGGTCTGGCCAACGCGGTGCCGTTCAGGGGGCTGGGGGTCGATGCACTTGGACACCAGCACCTGCCGTCCCTCCTCGTCGGGGGCGCGGACCAGTCGGACTACCTGGAGAATGTTGCGCCGGAGACAGTCACAGGCGCCAACCCCTTCACAGCGGAGACCCTCGCGGACATCCGGGGGGCCTGGAAGACGACCGGCTACTCCCTCAACAACGGAGGGCCGGGGTACTCCCTGCCGGCCTGCAAGGTCCTCGCGTTCTGCTCCCTGCAGATCTCCATTGTGGCCGGGCTCAACGCCCTCGGGGAGATCGACAAAGCCCTGTACTTGGTCTTGGGGCGAGAGGACTCGGACGACACGGGGGTGTTCCATGCAGATCTGGCCGATATCGGCACCGTGTTCGTGCCGCAGAACAAGACCGCAAAGGTGCTCGCGGAGCGGTACCCGGATGTGCAGCACACAGTCACGCTCGCGACCGTCATCGACAAGACCGTGGGCGGGGCCTGGACCCTGGAGAACCTCTACGTGAAGGCGGCGTCCGCTCTGCACGGAGATCCGGTGGCCGCCACCTACACGATCCTGCACGGTTCCATCGGCTTCTTCTGTCTGTACAGGGACTCTTGAATGCCGACCATTCCTGCATTCAGCCTCGTTAGCACGACCGTAGATCCGGCGGAGATCTACGACAACATGCTGTACAACGCTGCGGCGGCTCCGGTCACGCTGGAGAACCTGAACGGCGGGCTGGACGACACGAACTACGCCGCCGGCAACGACTCCATCCGGGCGTACTCCGTGCAGAGCGGGACGTTCTGTGCCGGGGTGTGGCACGGGACCGACCGCTGGTCCTACACCTACGAGGGCCAGGTCGGTGGCGAGGACAACGCAGACGGGCGGGTTCCCCACGACTTCCTGGCGGCGCGCATCTGGCTGCCATGGACTGCTGGTGTCGTGTGGTTCGGGTACCAGGGCTGGTTCATGCACAACGCCTACCGGCACGACGTGGACGGGAGCAGTGGTGGTCCATTCGAGGAGTTCTGGTCGGTGCAGCTCCACGCACAGGGCACAAACCACCAGGCCCTGCACACCCGTCTGCCCACCACAATGGCGACCCAGCGTCCACCCACGGCGTGCGACGAGGTCCCGGAGGACACAGCTCCTGGCACCGTGAAGGTCTCCGACGAGGACCGGATGAAGTACGTCTGCAAGATGGGCATGGCTGAGAGCGTGAGCAAGGGGTACTACGACATCTCGATCCACCTGTGGGCCAGCCTCTTCGAGCGGACCGGTCGGGCGACGAAGGACCCAGATCCGAACTGGGAGACCAGCGTGGAGATGCGCAGCGGCGCGGTCTGGCTGCTTGCAATCCGTTGACTGGGGCCTGAGAAGCAAGGAGATCACATGGCTGGAGCGATGATGGGCCCCTGGGGAGCCGTGGGGCAAATGCTTCCCGGAGCCATTGCGTCCGGAAAAGCACACCGCCCCTCCACCACTGAGCTGATCTACCAGGCGTTCCTGCTCGGCCAACTCGCAAAGCTCACCCGCGGTCGGGGCGGCATGACCCCCAACCAGCGGCAGCAGGCTACGTCCGAGGGCGAGGGCATGATCAACGCCCGGATGGCCGAGGCCGGCGCGGGCTTGGCCCGTGGGAGTGCCGGGACACCCGGCGCGTCCGGGGCCGCCCAGAAGAGCCAGACAGACCTGTACAAGGCAGGCCTGGCTGCTTCCCAGCAGAGCCGCTCTGAGATCCGAGGTGCTGACCTCCGCCTGGCTGCACAGAAGCGCAACGAGGTGATGAACCAGTGGATGGCGATGACCGGACTCCGTCAACAGGCCAAGGAGGCCGGTGCCGCCCACACAGCAGGGATGAGCCAGTCCCAGAAGGTCCCGGCCTCTTCGATCCCACCGAAGGCTGCCGACGACGCCGCAGGTGACACCGCTGCGGTCGGCTCGGTCGCGGGAGGCTGACATGGCTGATCAGATCCCCTCTGGAAGCGGCGGATACGGCGGCGGCGCCGGAGCCATTTACAGGCAGGCGTACCGCCAGGCCGTGGCGGGCGGACTCACGTACGAAGAGGAGCAGCGCAAGCAGTTCCTTCTTGTAGAGCTGGGCAAGGCTCAGAACGAACGCCAGCGGCTCCAGATCGAAAAGGCCAAGGGCCGGGCCACAGTGATCAGTGCTCTGGCTTCCGCATGGGCCAACTTGGCGCAGGCCGAGGCCGAGGGGCACAAGGCCAACTCCGCCGCACAGCAGAGCTACGTGACTGCCTACGTCTCTCGTGTGGAGGCCCGCAAAGACCTGCTCGCTCACGTGTTGCACGCGGACAAGACCGGCCAGTTCCGGCCCGTCGGAGACATGCAGGAGACCACCCTTCCTCAGCTCCAGCGCCTGGACGATGTCGGACGCCTGGGCAAGGACGCCAACGTCAAGGAGCTGGTGGCGCCGGAGGACGTCTCCATCGACCCCGCGACGGTGGCCGGGGAACTGGGCACCATCATCCGGGAAACCTACTTCTCTCCCGAAGCCACAAACTTGTTGGCCGACCAGCTCAACAAGAACGTCGGCGACAGCCAAGCCGAGCGCTATCGGCAGACCGCTTGGCTGGCCATGGAGGCGGGCAAGAAGGTCCGGGACGGCTTGATCGCCATCGAGGTCGAGAATGGGCTGGAGCGCGGATCGCTGTCAAACGACCGTGCTGTCCAGGAGATCGTGCTCGGCACCGACGGCACCGCGGGCCTGTTGCCACCCGAGGCTCGGGCAGTCCTGGCTGCGGGGTCCGAGTACCAGGCCGCGCACGCGGGCGAAGTCTCCTCTGCGCAGGTGGAATGGGACGGCTTCGTCGAGGAGGGCGAGAACCTGGCCCGGGCGTACAACATGCCTGTCCTGGCTGAGGGCGTGGCCAAGATGCGGGCCTTCAGCGACGGGGACATGGAAGCCCTGAAGCGCATGGGATTCGGCGACCTGACCGACGCCGAGTCTGAGCCCGGCTTTGCTGAGCAGGTCATGATCGATGACCTGAAGGCCCTGCAGGACAAGGCCGGGGCTCCCGGTGAGCTGGAGCGGCACATGAACACTCTGCGCGCCAAGCCCGGGTGGGACGCCTTCGTGCGGATGTACGGCTTCACCAACGAAGTAGACGCTGCCCTGTGGGCCGCCCGGGACAGCAAGGCCAAGGCTGCATTCAACGTGGTGATGGGTGCGCACGCGGCGGGTCGGTACGACGAGGTGGAGTTGCAGGGCACCCTGCGCATGGCGGGCCTGCCCACGTCTGCGAAGGACGTCGGGCACCCCCGTCGGGTCGAACGACGGGCCTCAATGGATCAGCTGAAGGATGACATGGCCACCCGGAAGAGGGAGCGCCAGCAGGAGCGCCAGCAGAAGCGGGTTGGCGAGCGCGTTGGGCCTGCGATCGAGGAGTTCGAGCGGACAGATCCGGGTGACGCAGAGCCGCCCGGTCCCGAGGCTCGTCTCCGCAAGGAGCGGAAGGGGATCCGCAAGGCCCAGACCGCCATCGCCCAGCGTCTTGGGGACCGCTTCACCGACGAGATGAAGAAGCGCGTGGATGCCGACACCTCCACCCTCCCAGCCACAGGCACGGCCCTGGCCGCCAAGGACCGGAAGAAGGAGGACGAGAACGCGGAGCCCGAGGCGGGGTACGCTGGCTATCAGGTGTAGAGGTCCATGGGCAATCCATTCAGCTACCTCACGACGTCTTCTGGCAAGGCGCCGTGGGAGGAAGAAGAGGAGGAGCAGGCGGCTGCGCCTGCTGCGGACAGCTACGCGCCCACGATCATCTCGTACCCACACGAGACCCAGACCCTCCCCAGCGGCATCGAGGCCCCAGCACGGCACGGATTGTATCGAGCACGCGACCAGATCAAGGCGTCGGAGACCAGCTACCTGGAGCCCAGCCTGACCCACCAAGCGGTTCAGGGCTGGTCCCAGGACCCGGGGACATTCTCTCCGGAACAGCAGACCGAGGGTTCCGAGCCCCGCTGGTACGAGTCGCTGTTCCGAGTGCTGGAGCCGTTTGAGATTCCCACGTCTGCGATGCACAGAGGCCGGACGGCCCTGGTCGGCGGAACAGAGAAGGACGGTCTCTCGTACAAGGCCCAGCGCGAGATGCACGCCAACGTCTTCGGGCGCGCCTTGGGGCCCGGCTACGTCCTGGAGAAGCGACCCGAGGCCCGGCACCCCGCAGACCCCGAGGCTTCTACTGCGGGTGGGCCCGTCCCCGGACAGACCCGCGCTGAAGCCGCCAAGTCCCAGTTCGAGTACGAGCAGGACCGTCAGGTCGATGTCGACGAGCGCCGCGCGTACGAGGAGCGTCTTGCGCCAGACCTGGCTCAGCTCCAGGACGAGATCATGGAGGCCAACCGGGCTGCCTATGACCGGTTCTGGGAGGCGGCCAGTAGCGGGGAGTTGTCTGCGCTGGCCAAGTCCCGAGCCAAGGACCGGGTGGGCCCCGACTACGGCATCCTGCGGCAGGGCGACATCAACGATGTCTACATGCCCCTGGAGGAGGCCCAGCGCCTCCAGCAGAAGGCCAACGCCTTGGGGCTGGACGCCGGACCGTTCCTGAACACGATGGCGGACCCGACCCAGCGGGTTTGGGTCGGGATCTTGGGTGACGTGGTCAGCGACCCTTTCAACGCTGCCGGTCCCGGCGCCGGCACTAAGGTCGTGCGCGTGGGGGACGACGTGTTCCGGGCTGGAGTGAAGGCCCAGGCGGCGGCCGGGGCTGTCTCCAGGGCCACGGGCGGTGCTGTGGGTGCCGACGATGTCCTGCGGACCATCGTAGCTGCAGAACGCGGCGACGAGGCTGCCAGGGCTGCTGCTGTGCGTTGGGCGGGCGAGCTGGATGATGCTGCGCAGGCGTCGCGGGCCCGTGCCGCGGCGCCTGCACGCTCCGGCGAGCAGATCATGGACGACGCCGTCCGCCACAAGGCCGACATGGTGGATGCTGCCGAGCAGGCACGGATCGCCTTCCAGCAGGGCAACGCCACCCGCCGCATGGTGAACACGACTCGGGCCAATCTGGACAACGCCGAGCGGGCCCTCGTCAGGTTGAAGACTCCCCGGTATGCGGCACAGGTCGCCGTGCGGGAGACCCGGCTCGCAGCCAAGAGTGCTGCTGAGCAGTCCGCTGCCGCCCGGAGCCTGGCGTTTGTTGGGGACGGCGGTCGTGGCCTGGCGGGCAAGGCAGGAGGCCTCCCCTTCCATCTTCCCTTCACCCCGCACACGGTTTCGCTCTCCCCTGTGCCTGTGCTCCCGCTGCCCAAGAAGGCGGTCACGTACGCGGCCGGAAAGGTCGGGGCTGGCGTCGGAAAGGTGGCCGAGCCTTGGACCCTACGCACTCTGGAGGCCACGCCCTGGGACGAGATGACCGGCAGCCAGATGCTGGCCCACCTGTTCCAGGCTAGCGGGGTCGAGGCGGCCCGTGGTGTACAGGACGTCGGGTTGTTTGCCTGGGACACCCTTGCCCGGTGGTTCGGGGACCGGACGATCATGCGGTCCTTGCGCTTCTACGGCCTGGGCAACGCCGGCAAGCAGCGCATGGCGGCCGAGCTGGGATCCGAGTTGGCCCGAGACGCAGCGGCGGCTGACCGGGTGAGCAAGTCCTTGGCCCGGTTCGGAATCAACGCCTCTCGCCTGGCCCGGGTGTCCGGGGAGGTCTGGGACAACTACCAGACCGCACTCATCGGCTTCATGCGCCGCATGTCGTCGATGGAGTCCGAGACCCTGCGCAGCGTGAACCGCATCACAGAGCACGCGCGCGCTGCCTGGAAGCACCGCAAGGACGTCGCCGCGCGTTCCCTCCCGGGCCTGCGCACGCAGATCGCAGACCTGGAGGGTCGAGGTGCGGCCCAGACCGAGGCTGTGCGCGTGCTGAAGGCCGAGGCGACCATGCTCACGATGTGGGCATCACCCAAGTACGGTGTCCAGGACGTGCTCATTGAGGCGGGGGGGGCCATCGAGCGGGGCCACGGAACCCTTCAGGAGAGCCTCCTCCGAGACTTCCCCGAGTACAGGGGCGAGCTGGGTGTGCGCCCCGAGCTGATTCCCTTGGCCAATGAGGTTGAGGGGCTGATCAAGCGCTGGGTCGCGGCGACCGGACAAGAGGAAGAGACCTTGCGTCAGGCGCTCGTCGCCATGGAGCGCTCGCTGAAGGGCGACCCCCGTGTTCGGGGCGGCCTGGAAAAGCTCAAGGCAAGCCTGCAGGGCCAGCTCGACACCCTTGACCAGGCGACCCCCCAAATCAGGAAGCAGCTCTCAGAGCTGGAAGACAAGGTCGCCACGACCACCAAGCGGTCTGAGCAACAGGTGGTTGAGCCCGTGAAGCAGGCCGAGTTCCTGGAGACCAAGGCCGGCCAGAAGTCCACACCGGCCATGTCCAAGAGACTTCGGGAAGCCTACGAGCGTGGAGACGACGCCGACGATGCTGCGGCCCCCATGGCATCACCCACGGCGGCGGCATCAAAGAATGCGATGGCCAGTGCTGTGGCTGGAGACACCAGCGCTGCGTACAACGAGGTGCGTCAGGTCCTGAACAAGTACGCTGCCGGCGATGTGGCAGACAAGGCGATCAAGAAGTCCCTCGACACCCTGGCCGAGCGGGTCGTGGCTCACTTCGACGAGGGCGGCCCCATGTCCGGGCTCGGAGAGGCGTACACCGCCGCAGCTGCACAGCTCCGAGTGACAGCCGGCCGGCGGGCCCGCATGGGCGAGCTGAACCTGAAGAGGGCGGTGACCAAGCTGGACGAAGGCCGCACAGCTGGCAAGCTACTCCTCGACGAGGCCGACGCAACCCGAGCAACAGTTGAGCCCCAGCTCATGGGCGTCATGGAGAAGCTGGAGGAGACTACCCCGGTCATCTATCTCAAGACGGAGGCCGGAAAGCTGGAGCCCCGGGCCCTGCACGACTTCGAAGAGGGCCTGTGGACTGAGTACCACCAGTTGACAGAGCGAATCGCTCCTGAAGACCGGCTGTTGCTGGCATACAGCGTGCTCCGTGACACTGTGGATATCCCTGTGGAGATCCCCACCTGGCAGATCTTGACGGACGACGGGTACAGGGTCCTCGGCCGCCGCATGGGGGACCTGCCAAAGGAGCTGGTGCCCGTCGTCGTCGAGCTGCGGCGCCTGATCAAGAACTACGAGGTCCTGTACCAGAAGCACGGCTTCGACTTCATGGCCGACCCGCTCCAGATGGCGCGGTCCTGGGGGGTCACCGAGTACGTCCCACACATCAGGTCCGGGCAGTCCCAGCTCTCCGGCCAGGGTGGTGTGGATCCCGGGCTCAGCCGGCACTCCACGGGCGTGTCCCTGGACGAGCGCCTGTCGCTCAGCATGGATGCCGCCAGGCGACGAGAGATGGAGGGCACGATCGACGAGCTGAACGCCGGCCTGGTTGGCGTGCGGCGCAACTTCGATGTCGAGCGCGGCCTCAAGGGCAAGGTCAAGGACGCGGCTCGACGCCTGAAGGAGGGGCCAGATCCAGAGGCGGTGTTCACCCTGGACCCCATGAAGCTGGCGTCCCGCTACATGCAGGCCAACCGAGCCATCTCCACCCGTGATCTGCTCACGGGCATGATGCGCAGCGACGTGATCCGTGTGGTGGGTCCCGAGCGCCTGGCCGATGGCACGTACCTGACTGTGCACCGGATTGCCCAGCGCGACGACTTGGCGCCGCTGATGGTGAACCGGAACCAAGACATCGACAACGTTCTCCTCATGGAGGGGACTCGGGAAGAGTGGCTCGCCCAAGGCGGTGGGTTCGGGGCCAAGGTCGAAGAGCTGCGGCATGGAGGGGTCGCAGCGGACGACGACCCTGGCCGCATCACCAAGCTGTGGACCGGGCAGGCGTCCACTCAGTCCATGGCCAACCTGCGCAAGGAGGTCCGGGAGCTGCAGGACAGCGACAACTTGCTGGAAGCACTGACCCGCATCCGGGGGCGGGACTTCTCGGACGGGAGCGCCGACTGGCGGGGTGGGTCCGCCGGGGACACCGCCCTGTACGACCCCCGCGCACAGGTGGCCTCGGCGCTGCAGGACGCGGAGGCTGCGCGTCGTCGTGGCCTGGATGCGCTCGCCAACCAGTTCGGATCCTACGACGAGATCCCGACAGGGCAGATCAAGGCCCTCGACAAGGCGGTGGACGCCGACCTGGCCAAGGGCCTCGACCACCTGGCCAACGAGATCAACCGGCTCCAGGTCATGTCCCATGACGTGCAGGCTGGGTCAGCAGCAGCAGCCGGGATCCAGGCCAAGGTCACGGGTCGAACCCTGGCCAACTTCTACACTCCAGGGCAGGAGCTGTACCGGCTCTACGTGCCACGTGTGGTTCAGCAGTCCATGGAGGACATGCTCCTGCTCGACCGGGCGTCCGGCTTCCTTGGCAAGTTTGGTCATGCCGTGCACGCGGTCCAGAACTTCTACAAGGCCCGGATGACCATCCTGGCCCCGATGTTCCACGGGCGTAACGCCATCTCCAACGTCGCCCAGAACATGCTCGACCTGGGCGTGCACGGGGCCCTGAACCCGCACACCAATGTCATGGCCACGCGCCTCACGCACGGGCTCACCTACTACGAGATGTTCGGGTCGATGGAGAACGCCCGCAAGGCTCTTGCGGCCCCGAGGCGGGTGACCGAGAAGCAGGTCAAGGGCGCCGGGGTCCTGCGGGCAGCGGAGACCGAGGCCAAGTACCGGATCCGCCAGGCCAGGGCCGCGGACTTCGAGCTGTCCTTCGGCCAGTGGCTGGACGAGGGCGTGGACATCACCGGCAAGGGCGACGTCTGGACCTTGGACGAGCTGTACGCCCAGCTCAAACTGAAGGGCGCCGTCTCCGAGTCATTCACCCAGTTCGTGGACTTGGAGCACTACGAGGGCCAGCTCCTGCGGGAGATCGCCCGCTCGGCCCGGCCCACCCCTCAGGCCCTGCCCGGCCGCATCGGGCGCTCGCTGTGGGACAACCTGTCCACCGTCGAGGACGTGGCCATCGTCTACACGGGCCTGGCCCTGAGCGGCGGCACGCTCATGTTCCTGCCCAAGAAGCTGGGTGCGCACGTCGGCCGGGCCTTCGAGAACCAGGCCCGGCTAACCAACGTGCTCGGAAACCTGAAGCGGTCCGGGAACCTGGACGACGCCATCGGTCACGCCAATCGCTTCCTGTTCGACTACAACGACCTCAACGCTACTCAGCGCGTGATCCTCCGGGCCATGTTCCCGTTCCTCACGTGGAACATGAAGAACGTGGACCTGCAGCTGCGCATGATGGCGCAGGACCCCAACTTCTACAGCCAGTTCCACCGGATGATGAACGTCGGGTTGCCCAAGGTCTCGCAGGCCATGGAGCACGAGGCGTCCGGTGCAGAGGGCCCGTTCAACCCCAAGGACTACGGCTCGCGCTACTACCAGTCCCGCCAGCGCCCGTACACCCTGTCCAGAGCCCGCATCCCTATCCCGGGGTCCTCGTTCTTTGGGCGCCCCCTGCCCAACACCTTCGTGTCCGGGTTCGGCCTGCCCCAAGAGGCTCTGGTCGAGTGGATGGCGCCGATGCTCATCTCGACGGGCGCCAACCTTCAGACCCTGTCGAACGTCCCGCTACCGATCCCGGGCCGGGGCTTGATGAAGAGGGCGGCCGGGGCCCTCGGTGTGGACGAGACCTACATGCAGGCGCAGGCCAATGCAGGGCGGAACCCGAACCTGCGCGCGGCGTCGCACACCAACTTCCTGGCCCGCATCGGGTTCGAGGCACTGAGTGGACACCACTCCTTCTACGACATGCCGATCGAGGACATGAACAACGGCATGATCTTCGCTGCCTACCTGGCTGCGCTGGAGAACCTGGACCCCGTCGCTGGGTTCGATCCGGCCGGCAGCATGGCCGACTGGATGAAGCGCACTGCCAGCGTCAAGCCCTTTACAGCGGTGGACCCCATCACCGGTCATCTGGTAGAGCGGGCTGTTGTGGACGGCCGCTACAACTGGGGCATGGGCATCCTGCCCTGGAACCGCATCATCCGAGAAGCGGCGTCCATGTCCGCCATCCATGCACTCACGCTGGGGGACACCAACGTGGGCGAGGGCAGCCCCACCCCGACCGAGGTGCCCAAGCCCCTGCGCTTCCTGCACGCCTACACGGGGATCAAGCTCTTCCAGGAGCAGCCCTGGCTCGGGTACCAGTACGGGTCCGGTGCGTACGGCACGCGCGGACAGGAGCAGGCGCTTGAGGAGTTTCGGTCCAGCTTCCGGGAGAGCACCCGAACCTACGGCTCCGAGTACCTGCCGAAGCCCCGGTAGCTCAGCCTCGGGCGCGCTCTCGCTCTCGGATCCACCCGTCCAGGAGCATGTGCGCGATGCGCTCTCGCTCCAGGCCCCAGCTGTCGGGATCCTCGGGATCCTGCCATTCTCCCGTCGAGGCTCGCTCTTCCAGGATCGTGCAGGCTCTCGCCCACAGGAAGTCCTGCACGTGTGCGGGGACTGGGTCAGGCATGGTCGGGCCCCTGGGTCCAGATGAAGGCGGCAACGGGCCTGTCGTTCCTGGCTCGTTCACGTGCCGCAAGCCTCCAGACAGGCCGGAGCAGCTTCATGTCTTGGTAGTACATCATTCTCCAGATGACCTTGGCGGCAGCCCGCCTCTGCTTGAGCGTGTACCTGTCCGGGCTCTTGTACACCTTCTTTGCGATCCGTCGGTTCATCGCCACACCACAGGCGGACCCAGTTCGGTCGGGCCCTCGTGGCTGCATGTGTAGTGGTAGAGCTTCATGCCAAGAGCCTGTCGCACAAGGCTCGTTGCCGGTCGAACAGCCGGTGCTGGTGGTTGCGCTCGGGCCCGTACTCGATGGCGTTCACGGCGTACCGGTGCCAGTCCCTCACTTCGTCCCAACCTAGGATCCAGGCTCGTGGGTCTCCGCCGGAACATCCGCATGGCAGCACACCCTCGACCACTCTCGGGATAGTTGTCGCGTGGTGCGCCGGCTTGCGCGCTGGGGATGCCATGGCCACGTACAGCAAGCCGCGCCCGTTCCCGAAGTGCTCGCATAGAGAGCACTTGGAGCTGGGGCTGCTGGTCCCACCGCGCTTGTGGGCATTGGCCCCCTCGTGGGCCTTGATCAGCTCGTTGGGGTGGCAGAAGAACTTGCCCCGTGCCGAGTCAGCACAGTGCTCGTAGAACGCGTTGAACAACGTGTCCCGGGTCCAGCCGTCTGGCAGCACCTTCAGGTAGTGGTCCTCCAGCTTGCCCAGCTCCTGGTTCGAGGGGATCCCAACCAAGTTGGCCACGCGCATCTTGGCGTACAGGGCGCGGATGTCGTCGCGGTCGAGGGTCACGGCTTCCTCCCGTGCACCCGATCCATGAAGTCCAAGAGCGGTGAGTGTTGGAACAACACATCTACCAACGCCGTGTCCTGGTGGCTGTTGCTCCGCTTGGGCCGAGCTGCGGCCCCGGTGCCCAGGGCCAGCAGGGCGGCGCCGGCCTGGCGGAGGAAGGTGCGTCTGGTGCTCATCGGTCTGCTCCAAGGTTTAGATTTATCACGTGCCCCTTGCGTTCCGGCGGGCTGTCCAGCGGAGGTAGGGCATGGGCTCGGTGCTCGTCGTACCAGGGGTCGCCCGGACCGAGGGGATTCCCGTCGATGGTCATGCCGGAGTGCGCCATCATCAGCCGGAACCCGGCGTCCTCCTGCTCCTTGGTCCTGTCCCGGGGTGTCTGGGTGGGCGAGGCGGTGTCGGGGCAGCCAGCGGCCTCCCACGCCTGGGCCCGCTCGACCCTGTCGCCCCACCGGGTGGCCTTGAACAGGGTGCCGATGCCGGTGTAGACCTGGCCTCGGTCGTTGTCGCCCCGGTAGAATGCAGCGTCCGGGCCCTCGTGAACCCAGCGGGTGACCAGCTTGCACGACTCCAGGTCGGAGTCCCGGAGTCGGGCGTTGATCATGGTGCGGCGGTCGCTGGTCATCTTCTTGGCGGCGCGGGTGTGGTAGGTCCGCCAGTGGTCGTAGACCTCCTGTGCCTTGCTGGGGACTACGGGGTCAGGCTTGCCTGACGAAGGTGTCTTCTCCCTCTCCTTCTCTTTCTCTCCAGAAGGAGCGCGCGTACGTGAGCTGTCCCACATCCGTCCCACATCCGTCCCAGCCTCGTCCGTAAGTTCATGAGATTCCAGCTTGGTGTTGTCCCAGCACTTGACGAGTAGCTGCTCAGTTTTCCGCAGCCACCTGTCCGTGCTCGACCTGGCCCAGCCCCACCTGCAGGCCAGGTCACGGACGGACCAATCCGCCCGCTGCTCGTTGGCTGTGATCGCCTGCAGCTCAAGCTCGGCGACGTACTTGGGGCACGGGTGCTCCTTGGTCCAGCGGTGGCGCATCATGCCGGCGACCGTCGGGGCCGTGCGGCCCTTGAACCAGGGAAGACTCACGACACGAACCCGTAGTGCCGGAAGAAGTGGCTGAGGAACCGACAGGGGTACTTGCCGAGGCTGAACCACTCGCCCCGGATGTGGGCGTGGTCGAGCAGCTCGTGCATTCGGTGCTCGTCAGCCTGGGTTCCTGGGATGTAGCCGAGCAGGTCGAGGGTGTTGGGGCTTCCGGACTGGAGCGAGTGAAGCCGCTTGATCGGCCGCCCTGTGGTGAACCCGATCTTCACAGCGCTGGTTGTGCTGGTCACGGATCCGAGGTCCTCGACGAAGTAGATCTGGCCGCGACTCATCCTGCCTCGGGGGTTGAAGGCCAGGTCAATGCCGACCACGCCACGGCATCATCCCATTGCAGCCCTTGGCGCCGCACGTGGGCCAGGGCTGGTTCCACTTGCGGGGCGGGGGCGAGCGCACGGGTGGCGCTGGCTCGCTCATGAGTCCTCCGACAGGGTGCTGCTGCCTGCCGGCGCCCCCCCGTCCACATGCCTGCGGAGCGAGGGGTGGTCCCCTTGTGGGACCGTGCACCTGTCAGGAGCACGGACGGTGTACCTCGGGGGCTACTCACCTGTCAAGCTGACGAGACAGTACTTGCTCGGCAGTTGCCAATGTCAGCGCCTCGCTGTGCTCAGAACTCAGCTCCCAGGCGCCCTCGGTGCGACCCCGGTTCTTGTACCAGGACAGGATGATGAACGATCCCTCGTTGGGGAGGATAGCCGTGTACTGGTCCTCGGAGCAGACTTGATCGAAGCGCCCGCCGGTCAGGTTCCGGAGCGCATTCATCGTCGCGCAGTTCCAGTTTTCCGTGTCGAAGACAGGAACCTCTCCTCCATACTTCTGGAAGGCGCAGCGTGGCGGGTCTCCCGGCCAAGTCTGGCCCCGTGCACGGCACCTCGGGCATGGCTCGTGGCTCATGATGGCACCCGCAAAGTGTCCTCGACAGCCAGGGCCACAGCCAGGGCAGACCAGGCGTGGCTCGACACCCCGTAGCACGGGCCCGGGCTGGCCTTCAGCCCACACGCAGACCGCCTGGTGCCGCCGAACATCTCGATCAGCCTGGCCCGCACGAGCACGTCCCGGTTCCCGTGCTGTCCGAGCACGTCCAGGAAGCGCAGGACTTGGCGCCGGTACATGAGGGTGTACGGGATCTCGGAGCACTCAGCCTGCTGCCACAGCCTGCCGGTCAGCTCGATGGTGCGGAACAAGTCTCCGCCGGCCTGGCCTTGTGCCTGCACCCGCTCGATGGCGATGTGCCCGTGCCCCGCCTGCGCCTGGTTGTGGATGAGCTGGAGCACCCCATCAGCACCCAACGCCTTGTGCGCCAGGGTCACGCGCTTATCCGCAGTGTCGTACCGAACGACCCCGCTGCTGTTGGTGCCGGGATCGATGCCGATGATGATCACGGGTCCTCCTCTGCCCAGTCCGGGCGTGGTGCTTGCCAGGGGTCAGTGCCCTCTGGGGCCTGGGGTGGCCAGTCCTCGGGCTCGGGTTCAGGCTCGTCCTCCCACCAGCCCTCGACGTGGACGCCGAGCCAGACGGAGACGAGGATGATGGGGGGGGTGGGATTCAAGTTGGACGCCGCCAGAGATGGACGCTTCTTCCCGCTCGCCCAGTCCCCCATCACGGTGTCGTAGGTGCGGTACCCTGTTGCTCGCCACAGGCTGTCGCAGGCGTTCCGGAAGTTGCCGCACTCCTCCACCTTGCGCAGGAGTGCGGCACGTCCTTTGGTTATGGGCGGAACAGGTCCCATCGGTTCCTCCACTTGGCGTGTGTCTACACGATGGTAGTCAACAGGTCCAAGAACTGGCTGGTCGTAGCGGCGAACGCAGATGCGCCGGCAGAGAGCAACACCGCAAAGGGGATCTGGTCGTCAGAGGGGTACCCCCCACCCCCCTGACCACTCTGCTGGACGTTGGCGTGCGGGTCATGTCCGCCACGAGCGTCGCCATACCCGCCTTGCTGCTGCTGTGGCTGCTGCTGCTGCTGCTGGGGAGGCATGGCCTGCGTGTGACCCCCGCCGCCGCCCTGGTAGCCGCCTTGCTGCTGCTGTGGCTGCTGCTGTGGCTGTGTGTAGGGGGTGACCTCGAACACGCGCACCTCGGTGACCCACTTCTTCTCACCACCACCCTGTGGCTCGTAGCTGCGGCGCTGGAGCTTGCCCCGCACAGACACGAGCTTGCCTTGCTGGAGCAGGTGCCCGTACTTGTTGGGCACATCCACGAACAGGGTCTGGTCGAACCGGCGCCCGTCCTGTGCGAAGTCCCAGGTCTTGAGGCGGACGGGTGTGGTGTACTGGCGTGGTTGCTGCACAGCCTCGACGGTTCCGGCGAGCATGATGACGTTGAGCATGGTGGTGGACTACTCCTGTTCGTTGGCGTGGATGACGACCTTGTTGGTCCTCATGTAGAAGCCTCCCTCCGTGGCCCGGACGGTCGCGTTGGGGAAGCAGTTGAAGGCGTGGCTGCACCAGCCACAGGGGAACCCGAGCTGGCCCTTGGTCTTCTTGCCCGTCTTGGGGGCGTAGGGCCGCGCTATGTCGTCCGGCTCGACCTCGATGGCGTGCGCGAACTTGGAGACCACGTACTGGAGGGCGGCCGGGTCGTAGCGGATCCACTGCCCATGGATGGGGGGCCGCTTGTTCCAGGTCCCGTCGTCGTGAGTCTCGGTGTCCCGGGCGGTGGTGGTCTTGCCGTACCCGATGATGTATGCCCACTCCACGGGACGCCGCCCCTCGTTCTCGGCAACCAGATTTTCGGCACCCATGTACGCCTGGGTTTGCCAGTAGTAGCTGTCCTCCTCGGTCAACCCCACAGAGCGGAACAGGCGGTAGCCGTAGTCGGCCATGCTCTTGACCTCCCAGACGCAGCGCACGTCCCGGTCGTGCCCGACCCCATCACGCATGAGGGGCACGGCCAGGAAGCCGTCCGGGTGTCCGTCGATTGTCACGTCTCCGACGGTGATCGAGACCTCGACCTGCCCCTGCCCCGTGTCCTCCAGCTCCAGTAGGCTCGACTCGGCGATGACCTCCTGCAGCACGGCGTTCAGCACGGACTCCGTCACATCCCCGATTGTGAAGGTGAGCTTGGAACCGGCGTCGATGTGGGACGGGTCCCAGTTGTGCCGCTTCACGGGCTCGACCCCGTGGGCGATGTAGCTCAGGTGCTTGACGCATCCGCCGGAACGGGACATGCGCAGCTTGGGCTTGGCGTCCCGCTTCTCCTCCACCTGGCGCAGGGCCTGCTTGGCGATGCTGGTCAGGTCGTGGTCGAACCGCAGTGGCTTGCCGTGTTCCAGCCGCTGCATGATCAGGTCGGCCAAGTCGGGCAACATGACGCCGGGTTCGACCTCGACGTAGCTGAGCTGGAAGGTGTGTAGTCCGAGCTGTGTGCCCATGGCTACTCCAGGGTGTGAATGGTGTGAGCGATGACGAATGCCTCCCCGCACCGGTCCGTGGCGAGGCGCCCCTGGACCAGGACTCGGTCGGGCAGGGGGCAGCAGTCGTCGGCCAGGCGCCCGTACATGGTGACCTTGGCCAGCACGTCGTACCGGTCGCCCTTGCCCTTGGTTGGGTTCACGAGGGTGAACACCACCTTGCGCCCGCTGTCGTTGGATCCGCAGTCGGTCACGTCCTCGGGCATCCCGCCCAACACGATGGTGTTGGGGAAGTCGTTGCGGGTCATGCTGCACCTCCGGTGTCTACGTTGGGCTCTGGCGACTCGTGCCACTTGGTGCGCATCTCGTGAAGCCAGCGCAGCAGCCCGTTCCACCCGTCATCGGACTCCACGCCGGTCACGATCTTGTGGCTGGCGACTTTGAGCGCGTCGTTGCTCAGGCGGGCCGGGTCGTCCGGGCCCAGGATGAAGGCGTCCTTGCCCTCGAAAGACGAGGCGGCCATGATCAGGTCGGGCACCATGCTCAGGTGCATCCCTGCGCCGACGGCGTCTTTGCACGCCTCTCTCATGCGCTGGACGCGGCGGTCCCGGCTGTCCTCGATGTGGTGGACCCGGGCGTTGATGGTCAGCGTAGCCCGCTGCAGGTCTCGGATGGACGGGGCCATGGACCAGCCCTTGATGTTCTTCTTGCTGTCGTAGACGTTTACCAGCCGGCACTCGGGCACGCCCTTGGGCTTGTACTGGTGCACGTCCACCATCGTCTTGGGCAAGGAGTACAGGTTCCGGCCGATGCCCCACTTCACACAGGCGCGCTTGAAGGCGTCCGACTCCCCGCCCTTGATGGCGATCCCTTTGTCACCACGCTGCTCCCGGGCATTCACACCGATGCCGGAGCGGGTGTACCACTTGTCCTTGATGCGGCAGGTGATCGTGCACTTGACCCCGTGCGGGCCCCACATTTCGCAGTCGTCCTGCCACCCGTCCCACCCGAAGGCCTCGTCGAGCCGGGCCATGCCTGCGCGCGCATCGATGTAGGCGAGGAGCCTGGCACGGGGTGGCCCGCCATTCCTGCCCTGGTAGGTCTGGTCCACCCGCCACAGCGCCTCCTCGTCGAGGATGGGTCGGCTCAGGATGGCTCTGATTTCAGCCGGTGTCGGTGTCTTGGCCACGCGGGGCCTCCATCTGCTCCTGCTGTCTGTGTCGGAGCTTGAGGGTGCTGAGGAAGTCAGCCAGGGGCTGGTCAAACTCATTGAGGGTCAGGCCCATGGCTGCGGCGTACTTGGTCCGCACGGGCCCGGAGATGGTGTTGCGCTTCCATTCCCGATCCATGCAGTTTCGAACCCCGGTCGGGTTGTACCCGGCCAACCTGTAGAGATCCCGCGGAGTCCGAAGGTCAGCGAGGGCAATGTAGGACCAGACCCGTGCCATGACCTCAGTGGTCTTCACAGCTCAGGCTCCATCGGAAGGTGGGCCAAGTCCGAACTCCCTGACCCCGGGAAATCATGGGGTCTGCTATAAGGGTAGCCAGTGGTTACATCCCCGTCAAGACCAGAACCTGTCCGGCCCTGTGTCGAGCTGGTTGCTGAGCTGGAGCACCTTCACGTCACCCGGCAGCTTCCCTACAAGTACAGGCGGGGCACCGGCTACACCTGGAACCAGACGGTCATGTTCAACCTGCCCGAGTGGGCCTGGCCCTACTTCAGGCACGCCCGATCAAGGTGGGATCGCTACCTCTCCTGGCACCCAGACACCAGGGTGCTGTGGTTCTGTTGGCGGTACCGGACCACGGTAGAGGGCGCCGCTCACCGAAGGGACTACTGCAGGATTCGATATCTCATGGAGCACCAGCTCCCCGAGCTGAAGGCCGCCCATCCTGAGACGTGGATCGAAGTGCTCGACCAGATGGTTGACGCCTACCTGGAGCCATTCCCCCACGAGCCCAAGGCTCCGATGCCGAGGATGCCTGTGTTGGTGGGGTCATGGGAGGGGTTGTTGCTGTCCGTGAAGCACCAGCCAGGTCCCGGAGATGTCATCGACCGGCACCCGCACCGACGCGTGTGTGTGTGTGCACACGAGGTACCAGTGGTGGCTGACCCGTGGTGGGTGCACAAGCTAGACCGCACCTCGTCCAGCCCCGCAAGGCGCGTGGTGGTCGACCACGCACCGCCCTGGCGTACGGAGGAAGAGTGGGCAAGAAGAGTGCAAGCCCGATCGATGTCGTGAAGGAGACGGAGACGTTTCGTCTCGGGCGTGTGGAGATGAACGACTACGGCGCTGCCATGGCCACGTGGCGCCTGTCCAGGCTGAAACATGTGGGTGAGACGGACACCTTCACCGTGCGCCTGGTTGGGCCAATCCAGGTTGGGGTGCGCACCTATATGGTGGGTGTGATCCCCGGCCGAAAAGACATCTTCCTGGGGATGAACGGCAGGGTGTGGCGATTCCCTCGTCGAGTGCTGCTGACCGAAGCGCCAGCCCCACCCGCCAAGCCTCGACGCCACTGGTGGAAGTACCTGAGCCAGTGGGCGTGCGCCTTGCGGGAGTCCTGTGTGGACAGGATGGAGGTCGCCCCCGAGCAACGCCTGGGCAGTGCCGGACGGGAGGCGTACCAGAGCCTGGTGCGGAACCTTGTCTTTCGCTGCATCCTGGATTGCGCATCGTTCGGCCTGGCCCGTACACCCCACACGCTGGCAAAGTGTGTGTCTCCGCACTGGACGGAGTGGGACTTGCTCTCGCCCGTGGTGCCCACGGTGCGCCATGCACTCATGCTCTCGCTCCTGCTCGCTCTGCGGGACACGGAGGCCGGCGACCTGTTGGAGCTGGCTGGATTCTGCGAGTACAGGTGCACGCTGATCACCCGGCAGACGGGCATGGTCATGTACCGGGAGGCCGCACAGCAGCTCGCACGGCTGTGTCCGGAGTGGTGGACGGCGGGCTACGCCACAGACTGGGCACTGTACGGCAGCATCGAGCAGCGCATGAGGCGGCAGTTCACACGCATCGTGCATGAGGCCGAGCGGGTAGACAGCGCCGCGTACGCAGTGGCAGGCGTGCATGTGCAGGCAGCTGTCAAGCGCGCCTACGAGGAGCAGGCCCACGTGCGGCGGGAGACGTCCGAGGCCACGAAGGAGCGCATTGCCAAGCTACGGGCGTGGCACGCGATGTCGCGCGAGGAGCAGGATGTGCTGCGTGCACAGCGTGCACAGCGTGCACAGCGTGAAGAGCGCCAGGCGGAGACACACACGAGAGAGGAGCCGCCGCCGCTCCTTGGTCTCGGGATGCTCAGCCTCCACGGATCTGGTCGGGAAGCGGATCGAGAGGGTTCACTTGACGGCGGGTAACTCTGGGGATACCTTGTCAGGGCCAGGGGGTGTTCCCTTGGCACCGACGGACTGGGCCGGACCCCAGAAGGAGCACACATGGCGTACGACCTGTACGACCTGAACGAGAGCGACCGAAGCGAGGGGCCGTGGCCCACAGTGCAGCCGGCGATGGCCCGGTACCACGAGCTGGGCTACCCCACACACATCACGATCCGTGAGTGCAAGGACGAGCCCGCACCGGACCCCGAGGACTTCGACCCCGAGGACGAGTTCGACCCCGAGGACGACACGGCCGCGCAGGGCTGGGGCGTGGACCCGAGCAGTGTGCCGGCCAGGGTGGTGCGCACCGTGGGCAAGGTGTGCTTCACGGTGGGTGACGAGGATGGCGTGAGCGAGGTGGCTCGGCTGCGTATCGAGCGGCACCAACAGGTGCTGAACCGGATGGGCCTGGCGACCCCGCCGCCCGTGTTCGCTGCAGGCACTCGGGTCCGCAGCGACGGAGCGCAGCGCTTCACGGAGTTTCGCCAGGCGTGGGAGGAGATGCCCACGGTGGCCGAGGCGGTGCATGGCTTTGCCGCCTGCATTGCTCGTGAAGACCGGGAGCAGCACACCTTCAACCTGGGCGATCTGCGCATGAACGATGACGGGACCGTGCAGGTGCCCGGCAACGGCACAGTGCCGTTCGAGCCCCGTGCCCTGCGCAAGGTGCTGAGCGTGACCCGCAAGGGAGACCACGCCCCGGCATCGGACTACAGCGGGGTGTTCCACAAGGCGGGCCCATTCCTGTCGGACCTGGAGCCGGACGAACGGGCCTGGATCGTGAACAAGCGCATGGCGCTGGCTGACCGTGACCAGCGGGTCATGTTGCACACCCGCCACAACGCCGATGCTGTCGGGGGGCGGAGCGCCTACGCAGTGACCGGTGCTGGCTACGCACTGCTCCCTGCAGACCAGCTCTTGCAGGGAGCGATCCAGGGCGTGGACATGCGTGGTGCCAAGGCGCGCATCACGTACAACCCTGACACCACCTACGTGAAGATGGACGCCACGTGGGTGCCGGACAACTTCACGGACCTGGCTGCCGGGGACGCGTTCAAGGCGGGGATGCGCTTGTACACGAAGGACGACGGCGGAGGGAGCATCCGAGGGGGCGGCATCGTGGAGGTGAACCGCTGCCGGAACCTGATCATCCTGGCCAAGGCGTATGCGGAGAGCTTCCGGTTCGCACACAAGGGGGACCTGAGCGACATGGCCGCCCGGGTGGCGGACGGGTTCGGCGAGATCGTGCGGGGCTTCGCCCCGATGCTGGAGGACTGGGAGTTCGTGGAGTCCAAGCCCATCGCAGACGTGGAGCTGTGGGGCGAGCGCTTCCTGTCCGTGCCCGATGCGCTGACGTGGGCCGTGGAGAACGGCAAGCTCGCACAGGACCTGAGCGACAAGGTGGCCCTCGAAGCCCTGCTCGGGGGCTACGCTGCGGAGCAGGCCGCCGGGTTCACCCGGGGCACGCTCACGGACATCGTGGACGCCGTGACCCGGGCCGCCTGGAACACGGCCCTGGACGAGATGCAGCAGCACCTCCTGGAGCGGGAAGCCGGGCTGCTTGTCCCCGTGCTCGTCGGAGCGGCGCAGGCGTAGCCATACCGCTTTGCGACCCCGTGAGCACAGGCCACGGGGTGTGGCTGTAGGGAACCTGGCTACCTGCCTCGCCGGGAATACTCTTCCACACCCCGTGGCCCTTGCCCACCCCCCGTGCAGCACCGCACCCACGCTGCACGGGGGACACAACCCGGGTGCACGGAGAGAAGACATGGCCCTCATCATCAACACGGACGCTGTGACAGGCGTGACCTGTCTGCAGGCGGACGGCAAGCTGACCGAGCTGGCGAAGGGGATGGGCATCGCCCTCGTCGGCGCCGGCATCTCGGAGATCACGGAGGAGAACGCGGCGGAGGTGTACATGCGCATCCACGCGATCGAGACCCTCGGCGGCAAGCTGTTCGGCGGCAAGGATCCCGAGCTGGTCACACTGGCGGAGGTGCGGCAGCACACCGGCTTGCGCATCAACGCCCACGAAGAGCCGTTGGCCGAGTGGTGGTACCGGATCCGCAGCAGCTACAAGAGCGGGCCCCGTGTCTCGTTCGACGAGCACAGCTTCGGGTTGTGCAGGCACCTGCTCACCTGCATGACCGCACACCTGGAGACCCTGCAGGACAAGCTCGGCTACTTCAGCAGCGAGCACGAGCGCCTGGATGACCGGCGCTACACGCTGACCGAGCGCATAAAGCTCCAGGTCGTGAACCTGGCCACCCTCGTGGGCGAGATCGAGCAGGCATACTCGTGGGGCGAGCCCGAGCGCGAGTGCCACCACCTGGACCACCACGACGCCCGCAGGGAGGACTGAGCGATGACTGCAACCTGGTTCGACATCCTGCCCGACATCCCGCTCGCTCGGGGGGTGCGCTGATGTGCTATTCCACCGCCGAGGTCAACTCCCTCGCTCGTGACTATGGCTGCCGGTTCATCTACCGGCAGTACCCGGACGGCATCCCACTGTTCAACTCTAAGGGCTCTGTCTTCACCGATGATGGAACCGAGTCCGTCCGCCTCAGGTTCACTGACGGTGGGTGGGCGGTCGACGGCGATCACGAGGATGAACAACTCGGAGATCGCTCCCACCTGTTCTGTCGGTCGCTGATCCGGCGGAGGCTCCTGTCCGCCGACTACGGCTTTTGTCTTGATGATCTCGTTGACGACGAAGACAAGGAGCCCCGGCCATGATCTTCCCATGCGACAAGTGCCTTGCTCGTGAGGCGTATAGCGACGGCTCCTGCGACTGTTCCGTGAACGCTAGGCGCTTCCTGATCATCGAGGAGGGGGGCGTGTACGGGGGCCACAGCCCGGGCACGCACCCGACCACGGCGTGGTCCATGCGTCGTGTCGTCCGCATCCAGCACACGACCAGGCGGTGCCGCCCGGTCACACTCGTGACGTGGGAGCCGGTCGGGCCGGTCCCCGCGAAGTCCCACTACACGAGCCGGGTGATCTCCATGCACTCGTTCCAGCGGTGGGCGAAGGAGGTGACCCGTGCGTAGGGACGGCAGCTTCAGCCTGAAGGTGAGCGACACCCGCTACGTGTGGTCGCCCGTGGATGTGAGCGTGGACCTGGCGAGCGGCCTGTCTGACCGGGCTGGTTGGCGATGCGATGCGCTGCCCGGCCTGCTCGTGTACTACACGCACCGGGCGCCGAACGACCGGTTTGACGGGAACCTGCCGAGTACCGTGAGTGCGTGCCACCACGAGCACGGCACCCGGTGCTGTAGCCCCGGCAGTCGGCCAACCGTTGTGCGGAGGGTCGTGTACCTGCACCTGCACACGAGCGTGGACTGGTCTGCGCCGCAGGAGATCGTGGTCAAAGCTGCGCAGCTGGACGGGGACCGCACGACGATCTCCGACATCCTTCGGGACGACTTCCGACCGCCCATGCCCGTGCCCGTCCTGCTTGAGCAGCACGGCGACGTGTGGAGCTACAGCAAGGAGCTGACCCAGCACTTGCGCAAGGTCGCAAAGGCCGAGGTCCTGCGCATTGCTGGGCAGGAGTACCGGCTCGACAACAAGGCGTCTCTCCGTGCCTGCGCAAAGTACCTGGACACCCTTCGGGGCGCGCCATGTACCGTGGTGGCCGGCATGGTGGACGAAGAGGAGTGTGCCGTGCACGTGCATGTGGTTCACCCGACAGGCAGCGCCTCCTTCAACCTGCATCTTGTGTGCGTGGGGGTGTCCGATGCGTAGCTGTGGAGCCTGCAACGCCTGCTGTGTGACGCACAAGGTGAACGGTGTGTCCGGGCTAGCCTACCCGCACGACGTGAAGCCCTGCGGCCAGGCGTGTAGCCACCTGCACCCCGGCAAGCGCACCCGACGGTGCCGTGTGTACGAGACCAGACCAGCTGGTTGTCGCACCTTCCAGTGCCTGTGGCTGGCCGGCATCCTGCCCGAGCACATGCGCCCGGACCGAAAGGGTGTGGGCGTAGTGCTCGACGTGGACGGTGTGTACGAGGACGTGGACGGTGCGCCTACTCTGCGCGAGCACATCGTGAAGGTGTGGGAGCTGTACCAGGGCGCCGCTTCCAATCCCCTCGTGCGGGAGACCGTGCGTGTGCTCGTCGAGGGCCAGGGTGTCCCGGTCTTCGTCATGCACAAGGGCTGCATCATGGAGGTGCACGCACCCGAGGGCAGCCACACCGAGCGCATGATTCGGGAGCGTGGAGGGGACCTGCGCGAAGTAGGCTTCCTGGACACGCACCCGGGAGGTGGCCTGTGATCTGGCCCACACTCATGCTGGCCTGTGCCTGCGGGGGCGTCACGTCTATGCAGGCGAGTGCGCACGAGATCGTGATCACAGTCCTGATCACAGGCGCACTCATGCTATGGAGTGCGTGCAACGACGGGCTGTAGGTACATATATGCTACACATGCACACGGCGGGGCCGGTCACATCTATTCGATGTCCGGCGCCGCAAATGCCTGTAATCCATGAGTTCACCGCTCGTGGTATGATGATGCTCCCCTGTTCGGACCGGCCGACAGCAGGGGTCAACCACTGGCCGGATGGAGAGAGACACATGGAACACACAAACACGACACCCGCCCACTCCCCTGCACAGGCAGCGCTTGTGCTCGTCCGAAGGCTGGCCGGCACCACGGAGCGGCTCTTTGGTGGGCAGTGGACGGGTATTGACTGGAGCCCCGGCGCCCTGCAGCGCTTGGGTGAGTGCATGGGGCTGATCATGGGTGTGAGCCTGTACGACGAGCCCCGCGCGGAGAGCCTGGCGCTGGATCTGGTGTCCTGCCTGGACCGGCTCAACACGTACGGTGGTGTGGACGACGAGGGCCGGCGCCTGTACCGGGTCCGCCTGTGCAGTGACGGCTCGTTGTGCGGCTTCAGCGTGTACTGGAACCGCCTGTGCACTCACACCAAGTGCGTAGACAGCGACGCCCTCAGGAAGGAGTGGGCGGAGCGCAAGGACAACCCAGACCTGCGTGGACTGTGGATTCGCAGGGACTGGTACACGAAGAAGTGGCGGCCCCTGCACAACAGCGAGCGAGTCGTGGGTGTGGACAATGACGTGTGGGCAGACGGCTACGCCATGTACGTGATGGCCTTCAACGGTGGGCTGCTCTTCCACGGGTTCGGACACGACCCGCTTGCTGTGCAGGTGGGCACTGCCCGAGCGTGGAGCCTGCACACGTAGGAGCACAAGGGCCGGGCACAAGCGGCCCGGCCCCGCTGCTCCGTCCACGGGGGTTTGCACTCAACCCCGTGGGCACAACACCGAGTGCACGGAGAGAAGACATGACCCTGGAAACCCTGAAGCTCTACACCCTGGCGCTGTGCTGCGCCGCACTGTATGTGGCGCCTTTTGCCCTCGGGAGCCTGTGATGACCTTCTGGCCGGAGGGCGTGTGATGTACACCCTGATCTCCCTCGCAGACGTCCTGCGCGCCTTTGCCCTGGTGTTCCCTGTGGAGACCGAGTACGTGCTCGCCCTGTACCTGCAGAGCCTGCGCACCGTCGGCGCTGTGTACGAGTGCGTGGGCGAGCACCTCGAAGACCCGGACCACGCCCTGGCGATGCACAGCTACGGCGCCCCGGTCAACGTGTGCGTGCCGATGTGGGACACGTCCGGAGCCCTGGACACGATCCTGCGCATCCAGCAGGTGTGCGCAGAGAACCCGCTGCCCGCCGAGCTGTCCTCGTGAGCGCGCGAGAAGCAGCTGAGTGCGTGTGCGTGTGGGCGATGGTCCTGTGCGTAGGCGCTGAGCTGATGCGTGTGTCCGGGTGTGTGCACTGGTAGGCGCACCCCGCACGCTGCACACCGAGACCCCGCTCCGGCACCACGCCGGAGCGGGGTCTCTTGCCTTCGGGGCCACAGCACACCCCGGATCGGCCTTCACAGCGCAACTACAACTTTCTCACTCGGACCCAGCACACCCGGCTACCCAGCGGTTACACTCACTGTGCCCCACAGCGGGGCACTGACCCGGCAGACCCCGGGAGGGAGAGAAGCAACCATGACCCGCAACCCCAATTCGATCGTGTGCATGATGACCGGCGCCACGCTGGCCACATCCCTCGGCAACCTGCGCAGCCGGCTGGCGGAAAAGTCCGCTCGCCTCGGCAAGAATGCCGGAAGTATCTACGTGACACAGCGCAGCAAGGCAGAGGAGGTCTCCCGGTCCACCTACGCTGACACCAAGGCGCACAACGTCAAGGTGCTGGCCCTGTGGGGCGTGGAAGCCGTGGGCGGTAAGGACGTGGATGCCCGTGTCTTGCGCCCCCTGGGAAGCAAGGCCCCGGCCCCGTCCAAGGCCCGCACCCAGAGCAAGCCTGCGACGAAGACCGGCACCCTGCCGAGCCTGCAGCGCGCCTCGGCACTCACTTCGGCACTGATCGCAGGCGACGACGAAACCGCCTGGCAGGTCCTGCGTGCCATCGCAGCCGAAGCCGCACTGCAGCCCGAACCTAGCAAGACCCCGGCACCTGCACCGGCCGCTACCGTGCGCAGCGCTGTGGACCTGCTCAAGGCCGAGGGCTTCGGCGTGACACTCACAGCGTAGCCAGACCCCGCACCCCGTCGGCTCCGCTCCGGACACCCGGAGCGGAGCCGACTTGCGTCAGGGCGCACGCCCAGAGCTGCCCGGACCCCGGGCCCCACAGCCCCGGCCCAAGGGCAGGTCGAAGGCCCTGAGGGCGCTGGCTCGGTCGGCGAGCATACACGCCTGGGGGAGCAGCGCCAGCTCGTGGGCCAGGGCCTGGGCGGCCTGGCGTGACGGGCCCGTCGGCACCACGCGGTTGACCAGTCCCAGGGCCAGGGCTTCGTCGGCCGCAACCGGGCGCCCGGTCAGGATCAGGTCGAGGGCCCGTCGGCACCGATGAGCCTGGGGAGCCCCGGCCCCCGCAGCCCCGGCCCGGGCCCCCACAGCCCCGGCCCGGGGCCCCGCCGGGCGTAGTGCCAGTTCGGCACCCCGCGGCCCCTTAGACCCACCGAGACCCTGCTCCGGACCCCAGCACAGCTGCAGCTATGGGGAGGCCCGGGGCGGAGTGTGGGGGGCTACGGGCGGGTGCAGTGTCCGGGATCGGCCTGGACAGCGGGTCCGCGGCCCCCCGCCGACCCGAGCCGGCCCCCCAGGTCCGGCCCCCGCCCCCCGCTCTGACTGTGCCGATCCCCCCGGGCCGTGCACAGGGCCGGGCTGTGCAGTGGGTCCGCTGTGCGGGGTGCGCAGCGGTGCACAGGGCAGGCCCCCCGCCGGGGCAGGCCCCCCGCCCCCCCCCGTGGGGCCCTCACTACTTAGTATTGGCCCCCCCGAGAAAATCCTCGGTTCTGGACCTTTGCCCCGTTCCTGGCTCGTCCGGGTCCGGTCGTCCCGATGGCTCCGGGTTTTTCTTTCGTCCGGGGTCCCGAGTTGTGATCTGGGGTCCTGCTCCGCGGGGCGCGGTGCTGTTCGGTGGGGTTCTGGTAGCTGGCTGAGAGGAGACACAGTTGTGGCTGCTCCCCGCCTGTGGCTGGGTGTTTCCCCTGGTTGGGCCTTGTCCCTGTGGTGGAGCTGGGAGTTGGTTTGTGCCCTGTGTGGGCGCCACCCGGGCAGTCCTTCAGGTCTCAGCGGGGGGAGGGGCAACCCTGCTCCCGGGAGACACCGCCTGTTGGCCTGCGCTCGTTTTGCGGTGGGGTGAGCTTCGCAGTCCGCTTCTCCGAGGACCCGGACCCGTCTTCGGGTCCTGTCGGGGTGCCCTTCCGCTCGGGCTTCGGCCCGGTCGGTGTTCCCCCTCGGGGTGTGGTCTGCTCTATCCGGTGGTTTGTGTTATCCTGTGCACCTCCTCGTGTCCCCTGTGAGGGTACCGGCCCCCGTCTTGATGTGCAAGGCGGGGGCCGTGTTTCCTTCGGGGGTGTGTTGACGGGTAGGGTGTGCACAGGAGGAGTCCTTCTTTGGCTGCTGCCCCGCACCGTCGCATCTCCGGCCAGCTCCTCAACGGGGTGTCGGCTTCGATGAAGGTCGACGGGTCGGTCACGCCGGTCGACTTCACCTTCTCGGGGAAGAAGGCTGCGGTCCGGTACATCACCGAGGTCGTGCTCACGATCCACAGCACGGGCATGGATTTGTCGGCGGCCGCGGAGCTGCGCACGCTTGGGGCTGCGGGGCTGTTGGGGACTGGGATCCGGCTGTTCGTCACCCAGGCCGGGCTGCCTGTTGCGGAGCTGGACCTGTTCCAGTCACCCGTCACCAAGATGGTCGACTTCTACCGGTACGGGGTCCAGGTCGGACACGTCGACTCGATCGCGGCCGGTACGGACGAGGTTGTCGTCACGATCTCGTGGCCGGTCGAGGCCCCGCTCACGCTGCGGTCCGGGTTCGAGGACGCGCTCACCCTCAAGGTGTCGGACGATCTCACGGGCCTTGCGCTCTTCGAGGGGGATGTCAGGGGGTGGGCGACGAGCTGATCCGATCGGATTGCTTGTTCCACCAGCGCATCCACGAGTCCGCGAACCACTGTAGATCGTCCGGCAGCTCCCGACGTCTCCACAGCCCATAGCTGACCCACTCGGTGTTTGGAAACGTGCGGACCCAGACCGGGATCCCGTGCGTCTCAACCTCGTCACGCGTCAGGGTGGGCAGGGTCCAGACGTTCCTGGTTGGTTGGTTGCCTTTTTTGATAGGGAACCGAGCACCGAGGTCGAACTTCGAGATGGTCACGGCTCCTCCTCTTCGAGAGGCACGCGGCAGTCGATCGTGGGGAGCATGACTGCCACCCTCACGGGCCCGGCCTCTGTCAGCTTGAACACGTCCCGTCGCCCGCCGCCGTGCTCGAAGTCGAGACACACCCCGCCCCGCAGGCCCTTTGTGCGCTCGCACTTGTAGCTCACGCACGGTGCGCCGTCTGCGGGGTGTCCACCGGGACAGGTCTCAGGCATCGCTCCGTCCCTTCATGCGCCGGATGGACTGGGCCAGGCTCAGGGCCAGCTGCTGCAGCCGGTTGCTGGTCTGCAGGTCCGGGTGGTTGTGGATGCAAAGCGCCGCCTCCTCGAATGCGGCATCACGTGCGGCCTGTTCCTTCTTGCTCGGCCTCGGCTTCTTGTCGGACACGGCTACTCCTCGGGTTCGCTGTGCAGGGGCTCGACACCAACCACTCCAGTCATGCCCCGGGCTACGCGCGCGTAGGGGTGCCGGTCACAGCGGGGGCCCACTGGGGTCATGGTCTTCGCCTGCCGGTGGCAGTCGTAGGGCTCACCCCCCTCCCAGATGATGCGGGTGCACAGCTCAGGCACCAGCCACCTCCCGCAGCTCGCCCAGTATGACCATGACAGCGTCCATGATGGCGATGGCGTCCGCATCGGTCCCGACCAGCATCCAGAAGCTGTACGCCTTGTGCCCCTCGGGTCCACCGCACACGAAGCGCTGCAGATCGTAGTCCACGGTCTCGATCGAGCCCTGGGGAGCCCCACCGAAGGGCTGGTTGGGCAGGGGCTTGATCAGCCGGATCTGTGGGATGGCGCCTGGGGGGCGGTGCCACTGTCCAGCGTGGGGGCCATTCAGGACAAGGTAGCGGTCAGGCACGGACAGCCTCCGTCAGGATCATGGGGGAGAGGACTCGGAAGGGGACGTCTGGCCGGGCGTCCCGGATTCGGGAGACGACCCGGGCGATCTCGGACGTGTCCTTCTGCGCGAAGTCGACGGGCATCACCATGTGCTTGCCCTCGTGCTCGGGCTTCAGCCAGCACTGCCGACCGTTCGCGGTCTTGCGGTCACAGCGCTCCACGAGCGGCCTCCATCTTCCTGCGGCGGCAGGTCCGGGTGTCGTGCCCCACCTCGGAGCACTCGGCACAGCGGCGGCGGCGGCGCTTCACCTTGGGCACGGGGATGCCGATGCGGCGGCAGTAGCTGTCCAGGGCGGACCAGCAGGCGCGGGACCCCTGCCCGGCCGGGTCGTCCAGGCCCAGGTGCTCAGCCATCTCCCGGTAGGTCATGCGCTCGTCCACGCGCAGACAATACGCGGTGTAGCCCTTCACCTCGGCTGCGTGCTGCAGCTCTTGGGTGTAGAGCTGCTCGGCGCTGACACCGAGGTGCTCCCGCCAGTGCCGGCGCAGCATGTTGCCGGTGACGCCCATCTCGGCCGCCAACAAGTCGGTGTCCTCGCCGGCCTTCCGGCGGACCCAGGCCCGGCGGAGTTCTTGTCGGCTCCGGTACTTCACGGCTCCACCGTTGTCCCGTCTGGACGCATAAGCGACCCCCAGCAGGCGATGGTTCCATCTGCGGTTTCGCGCGGGTTCGAGTTCACCCAGCGACCGCCGCATCGAGGGTGGGCAGCGGGAAGTGCCAAGTGGTGTGCCGGTCGGTAGCGCTGATCTTGTCGCCGGGATCGAGAAGAACGGCAGCCCCACACATCTCACAAGTCACCAGACCGACTCGGGCGCCCTCCGCAGTCCACTCCCGTGCTGGCGTGTAGCCAGGACTGCTGACCTGCTGTAGCTCGTCAGCCTTATACCACTGATCGCCCATGCGGAAGAGGCGGACAGTCCCGCCCCCAACATCCGTGATCCGTCCGATGCGGTCGTGGTGGTGTACGTGCCTCACCAGTGTTCCCTTATTCATGTCTGGTCCTCCTTGGGGTCGGGGGTGTAGGGGTCCATGTCGACGTCTAAGTCAAGCATCAGCTGCTCGGCCTGCTCGTGCGTCAGCAGGAACCGGGCATGGCCCGGGGGGCACTCGTGGTACCGCTCCAACCGCTCCATCGCAGCCCGGTAGCGGGCCCGCTCGGCCAGCATCTCGTGTCGGTCTGCAAAGGCCCTGGCCACCATTGAGTCAGCGTCTGCAACAGCCTTCTCGGTCCCGTGCTCGGCCTGGTATTGGCCTCCGTCCCCGTGGATACGGGCCAGGAGGTTGCCGAGGTCTCGCTCAGCCCGACCAGCCCGCGCTGTGGCGGCATCGCGCTCGGCCTCCAACAGTTCGATCCGGCTCGCGGCCCATCCCGGCTCTCGTCGGCAGAGCGTGTCGAGGGTGACGGGGTTGCCGTCGCTGTCGTAGCGCTGTCTACTCATGGTCAGCTCCGTACCGCCGATCAGCCTCGCCACCCGGGCAGAAGTGGACCTCGTCGAACTCCTGGCCCATAGGCGCAGCGCAGCCCTTCCAGGGGCACGGGGTCGGGTAGGCGTCCTCGTCGCCCCAGATGATCCCGGCCTTCCGGTTGCTGTGGAGGCCACGATGTCCTGGGATCTTGGTGCAGACCAGCGGGTCGGGCTCGTTCATCCTGCCGTACCGCGCCGAACAGGGCGGGTGATAGTCGCTGGCGTACTTGTAGGGGTCGCTCATGTCTGGCCCTCCTCGGGCTCGGGGGTGAGGAGGGCTCTGGCCCGACCGACTTCTCGGCGTAGATAGACCGAGTCCCCGCTCTCGTTGTGGGCGACAGCGGCGGCACCCGCAAGCGACTTCAGCGCAGCCCGGTACCGGTCCCGCTCAGCAGTCAGCGCCCGGACCGCCACCGCCAGCTCGTCGGCACTCTCGCACAGGGCCCCGAGGGGTATGGTCCCGGTGTC